ATGGCATTTTCTTATAAACCGCTATGGAAGCTATTAATAGACAAAGACATGACGAAGAAACAGTTAATGGAAAATACTGGAGTATCAAAGTCTACAATAGATAAAATGGGTCGAGGCGAATTAATATCGCTCGAAGTTATTGATAGAATTTGTAACCATTTTGACTGTAAAGTCCAAGATGTATTCGAACACATTCCAGCCGGAAATGAGGAAAATAAATGACCAAAAATTACTCGAAAGCCGCTGCTGGTACATTCGTGCTGAATAAGAGCGAATCCATCCACAGGTGGTATTCATATCTTGAAGGCTACTCGTCTTGTCTTATCGATGATTTAATCATAGAGATTGGAGCAGATAAAATTCATGCTATTTATGATCCATTCTGTGGAACAGGAACTACTACATTGGTCGCGTCAAAACATGGCATACCATCATTTTACAGCGAAACAAACCCATTCATGCAAAATGTAATTGAAGCCAAAATTAACTGCGTAAAAAGACTTCGTGAATCTGGTATTGGTAGTGCACCATTAGAAGAATTCCTGAATACTCTTAAGAAGTATCGCTACAGATCTCGCTCTAAATCCGTAGAGTGGGATGGCTTTGAAAAATACTATGATAACGATGTTCTATGCAAAGTTTTAGACCTAAAGAAAAGAGTATCTAATATTTCTGATGAAGATTCAAGACAAATTGCATTTGTAATTTTGGCTTCAGTGCTTGTCCGTGCTTCCAACATGACCCGGCAGGGAGATCTAAGATTTGCTAAAGAAATCGAAAAAAACGCGAGCGATAAGGATGTTGTAGCTAACTATAAGAATAAAATACAAGAAGCGATTGATGACATTAATGATGATGCATGTCCTACTCTTGCATTTACCCATCGATTAACGGATGATGCAAAGGATATTGAAAATGAAAATATTATTGATTGTGTAATTACGTCGCCACCATATCTCAATGGAACGAATTACATCAGAAATACAAAGCTCGAATTGAAACTGTTTGATTATGTAATAACAGAGAGCGATCTACCTGCCTATCACTCAAAGGGAATTATCGCTGGGATCAACAATGTATCTAAAAGAAAAGCTGTATTTGAAACCCCCGAATGTGTGAAGCCATATATAAACGAACTTGAGCCAGTTGCATATGACAAAAGGATTCCTATTATGGTTGCAGGCTATTTCCATGATATGGAGCAAGTGATTAAATGCCTTACGCGTGCTGTGAAAAATGGCGGTGTATTTATTATGGACATTGGCGATTCACAGTTTGCTGGCGTCCATATTCCTACTCACGAGTTGTTAGCACATATTTGCGAGGAACATGGATTCAAATTATATTCTGAAGAAATATTACGAGAACGTCGTTCAAAAAATGGAATGATGTTATCGCAGCGGCTAATGAAATTTAAGCTTACAAAGCAAGCTAATCCTGATGGCACTTTCTATTCAGAGGCTGTGTCATTCATGAATGATCTTCCTTACCGCAAAGAGCCTTATTCCGGCAGAAATTGGGGACACCCATGGCACTCACTATGTTCATATCATGGCAAGTTAAAACCGGCAATTGCTCACTTCTTGATCGAACGGTTCACCAAACCAGGTGATGTTGTACTTGATCCTTTATGCGGTGTTGGTACTATTCCTTTCGAGGCTTGTTTGCAAGGACGTATTGGTATAGGTAATGATCTGAGCGAATTAGCATATGTCGTCACAAAGGCCAAACTCGAAAAATCGGATTACGATGATTGCTTAACAGTAATTAAAGAACTGGATACTTTCATTGAGCAGAATAAAGAGTGCCGCTTAGTTCTTGATGATATCAAGAAGTATGAGTCTTTTGGTTTCAATGGGAAGGTAGCCACGTATTTTCATCCGGTGACATATAAAGAGCTTCTTTGTGCAAGGAGATTTTTCGTTTCAAGGATTGACCACATTACTGCCCCTGAAGCTATGGTTTTTTCCTGCTTACTCCATGTTTTACATGGCAACCGACCTTATGCATTGTCACGTAATTCGCACCCTTTGACACCATATGCCCCAAAAGGTGAGTTTATTTACAAAAACACTGTCCAACACATACGCAAAAAACTGGACGCCTCTTATAATAAGGGTTCATTTGAAAACTATGTGCAAGGCACGTCAATTTTGGGTGACTATATTAAATTAAAGAATAGTAGCATATTGGCAGATGCCATTATCTGTTCACCTCCTTTTGTAGATTCAATTCGTTTCTACATGCAGAATTGGATGCGCTTATGGCTCTGCGGATGGGAAATAGAAGATTACAAAGATGCAGAGACTTTATTTCTTGACCAAAAACAGAAAGACGATTTTGACGTGTATGTCTCTTTCTTTGAAACATGTTCTTCAATTCTAAAACCATCTGGGAAGGTTATCCTCCATCTTGGAAAAACAGATACAGTCGATATGGCTGAAGAATTATCAAAACGTGCTGCCCCGTATTTTATTGAAATCGACCGGGGATTTGAGGATGTAAAACTAATAGAAAAACACGGAATCAAAGACAAAGGCGCAACAACCGAACATCAATTTTTATTTCTGAAAAAGAGATAAGACAATCGCGGATAGGAATATTTCCTATCCGCGATTGTCTTATCTCTCTATTTCAGCAGGTCATTGGCCCTTCTAACATACGCGTCCGAAATAGTCTTTGATATAGAGAAAAAATCAAAACCAGTATCTTTCAAAATTCTATTTCTCAACTTGATAATCTCATCCATATATGCTGCAAATTTCGCCAATAATGCATCGACTTTATCGGGTTCATGTAATGCCGCAATACCATCAGGGTTGTATTGTGGTTTGCCAGCAAGCAGGTCATAATCAAATCCGGTCATGATTGCTAATCGTTTCAAGTGTGCATCATCATAAAACTCAGATGGCCATGTACCTGACTTGTTCCCATTACATGTTCTACAAAGCAACGTTGCATTCTCCGTGGACAGTGGCCATAAATAATAGACCGGAAGCGTATGATCAAGTGGCTTCTCTCGTTTATCCATAACTGTGCTTAAATCCTTACCACAACAAAAGCACTTCTTGCCGTAGCGATCTTCAATCTCTCTACTATTGATTTTCGGACTACCCGCGACATCGAGGAGCAACCTTCTTTTTTGTGCGGCCTCTCTATGCTGATCCGTTAAACGAGTGCCGTTCTTGATCTCATTATATGCTTTTTTACAAAGACGACATTCTCCTTGATGCCCGGAAGTGCGAGAAGCATGGTGGTCAAAATAGTCAAGCGGCTTTAAAGTGTTGCAAACAATGCAGTATTTGTATTCCAAGGCCTCCGCGATATAATCGTCATGAAAAATGGTAAAAGACCCCGTAGATACTGATATTGGATTCCCATCCTCATCATTTACATCCATTGAATAGTCATAGAATTTTGTTTCACCGCCTGATTCATGTACATATCCACATTTAGGACATTCGATTCTAAAGTCTTCTCCAATTTCATCTTCACGAACGAAAATGAATTCTGTACAATCCGGGTTAAGGCATTGAAACCCTTTAAATACAACATCTCCCATTCCCTTTACATGGTCTGCTCTTATCTGATTAGTTTTGTTCACTTTACTATATGGTGATCTTCTTGGCATTATTTTTCCTCCTTCGCTTACCACGGATGATTCGCTATTTTTTCTACCTTCATTCCCATTTGACGCATTATTTACTTCAACCACATCCCAGTGAATTTCACTCTTGCCAAAATCGATGACATACTTTCCGTCGCAATATTTACAATGTAATGATGCGAATCCGTCCCTGTGTCCGGGAGTATAATCCTGTTCTTCTTCTACTGTTCCTCGTCCACAAGGGCAAGCATATGTGCAACGAATAATATTTCCATATTTCTTTTCCGATAGTAGCCTCAGCTTCATGTATTCCACCACAACTTTCGTAGCTCTGGATTATACACCAAGCCTATGCCTGATGTCATTCAGCCATTCGCCTCTATATTTGAAAAACTTAGGACCGGCGATGGAATACTTTTTGCCTGACAATAGTTTTGCCAGCGCGGTAAGCGACATTATCTCGCCATTGTATTCTACGTTCCGATCATCAACCACCGAAGCAGTAATACTCGAATTATCACAGTATTCGATTTTATCACCCAAAGGAATTTGGCACTTGCTAAACGAAAAATTAGCGGCACGTTCGATATTTTCAGTATCTATTTCTTTTGCCGTCTCCTCTGCACGCTTTTCATCATCACTTGGCGTAGCTATCTTTAACTTTTCTGAACAGCCATGAATCTCAGCGATTGCCTCTAATATCGAATAAGCGTCTTCTGGAGACATCGCATAGAATTCTCTTATGCGCTGCTTGCCATTAAAACTCTCAACAGACCGGAGATTAGGGTTTAACTTATCAATAATTGAATGAATCTTCAAATCCGATAATCTGGAGCTTACCTCATATGTCGCATATATACGAAAAGCGAATGGTATGCACTCGCTCCGATTTAATTGTCTTAACCTTTTGTCAATATCATCCGCATACCCAATTTTCACGTACTCTGGAAACGAAGGATTTGTAAGTATGTATATGACACCATTTTTCTCTACCATTTTTTTCGCCCCTTAATTGTCTTAAGAGAGATACATCCTGCCAAATTTCTGGCAGGGCTTATTCGTCTCTACTACTTCAGTCGGTTATCGTTCCCGTTTTGATGTGGTAGCTGATATCGCGTTCGTCACAAAACCTGACAACTTCGGCTGCCCTCTCATTGAAGAATTGCTTGTTATCCTTATATGCTGATGCGACTTTACTGTAATTCATCCTTCCAAAGATGATCCTGTCCACAAAGTTAACCGCTTCTAATACTTCATGAAGGTTTTGTTCGATCAAGTTTGGAGTAGGATACGGCTCTATGCTGACCCACGTCTTACACCCTTTATCATGAAGATATCGCAGTGCAGACATACGCTTCTCAAGAGGAGCTGCCCCTGGCTCGATGCGCTTTCTGAACGACTCATCTAACGAGATTAACGTAATTCCATACTCATTCTCTTTCGACATTTCGGCAAGTGACTCAGGTAGAATTCCTTTCGTCAAAACAGCACATTTAATACCGCGGTCATTTAACTTCTTAATCGCTGCCAGACTCATATCCTCAATTTCTTTATATCCATACATAAAAGGGTCGGTAGTAAAGCTAAGTTGGACTGAATGTATTTTGTCTCTCAGCTTTGGTAATTCTTTATCGAGAAGCTCAAGTGTGTTAGAAACAAGATACGGCTCAAGCCAATCCTCATAGGATGCGATTTGCCCGAAACGTTTCTTCATCATGAAAGCATAACAAGGATACTTACAGCCATGCGCACAACCCTGTACATGATTCATTGTATAATCACCATACTCTACGCCGGTTTTGTAGAGCATAGTCTTTCTTTGAATGTATCCTTTTATCTTTTGCATGCCTCTTTAACTCTCCCTGCCGCAAAACTAATGCTTTCACGAGTGATTACAGCGCCGAAGTTCTGCTTTAATTCTTTTTTTATCTGTGACTTAAATCCATCCGAAGGAAAGACTGGATGTTCGTTTAAAACCTCCCAGATCCTCTCTAGATTTACGTTTTGCTGTCCCTCAAAACAATCCTGAAGGTACTTTGCAATATCATTTATGTAATAACAGTACTCATCGGTTCGCGTAGTTGCGCGTCCGGTTCCTTCAAAATCAAGAACAAGCTGGTTTTCTTGACCGTGCGTGTCTTTGGTCGAAGATTTCCCTCCAAAGGCTTTCCATGCAGTTTGCTTATATAATTTGAAACCAGCTATATTACTGGTACAATGAATCAGATTATAGACAATTGCGTTTTTGCTATTAAAGAACGGAAACGCAGCAATATAAAAATTTCTTGTTCTATTGCGGCGGAGTGCCACGATGATTTCTTCGATACGTTTTTCATATGCTGCTTTATCATTTCCATACGGCACCAGTTTATTAATATCAGTGAGATATGTGTGTTCATATTTGTTGACAGCCGCCTCTGATTTTGCCATTTTTACCGCACGCATCGAGTCGGAAATCATATGGTTAATAATGACTTCGCACCACCCATTTAAGAATGGAAAAATGGCATTCCAGTCAATCGTCGCATCATAAGGGTCATAAACAAGCAAATAGTGGTAACTTGGTTTCAGATTCTGGCCGAGTCGTTTAAGAAGCTCATTACCATCATCAGTGCCAATATGAACATGAAAATTGCGTTTTCCCTTGATATCAATAAGTGTTTTCAGATGTTCAATCTTTTTGGGATTTATATCATTGAGATACACCTGAATTTGTTTGTTCGGATACTGTCCTGCCGCATCACGCAACACGTGAAATACCCGAATCGCTGTGCCAAGCACCTGCTTTCCGTCATCATCATGATATTCACCGCTATTGCACATACAATCAATAAAGACAAGTCCATCGCAATATTGGTTGTTTAACAATTTCTGAGCCCATGTTTCAACATACTTTTCAATTAACTCAAACTTTTTGATAGTATGCGGACTGGCTTTACTGATAACCTCATCATTGTTTGCACTTGACACAATCTTCACCTCACAGATTTTCTTTAGGTATCAACTCCATAATATCGCCTATATCGCAATTCAACGTCTTGCATATTTTCATAAGGACCTCCATGCTCACTGTCTCTCCCTTAGATAGCTTTGTGACAGAAGCCCAGCTGATACCAGCCATTGCCTGCAAATCTTTCTTTTTCATATCTTTATCTATCAGAATTTTCCACAGTTTTTTATAACTTACTTCCATTTTGTCCACCTCACAGAAAATGCGGCACACTAGTGCAACTTAATTATTATATCATGAAAGTGTACAAAGCACAAGAGAATATCTCTGTAATCGCAAGAATCAGCGTTGCTAATCGTTGAATTATCTCATAAATTATGCTATAATATAATATATTTTTGTTTCGACGATAGGAGGGGTGGCATTGGCAAAGAAATATGATTCATTTGCAGCCTATCTTGAAGACGTTTATTACAACCAGGTCTTCGATGAGCTTAAATCCTACATTTTCTCCAACAGAAACAGAATAAATTTATCTACATACTCCGTTCCGGACCCAAACTACATAGAACTAAGCGATTTTCATATAATGGGCGTTTGTTTTCATGAAACTGAAAATGACTGCCTTGAATTCCGCGCCTCAGTACAAACTGAAATAGAAATTTCTGGTCGTAACCGTAGAGATTACGAAAGTGATTCAACAGATTATTGGTTTTCAATATCGTTCACTGCGTTCCTGCATGATGGCCTACACGATGTCAGAATAGTGGCTGTATCCGAATATTCAAAGGAGCGTTTTAAGGCTGAAGATTCACTAACAAAGTACCTAATTCCCTATATCTACGCGAAGGAATTAGATCTGCACGCAGAAAAATTTCTTAAAAAATACTGTCCACTTGCATTGGACAGGCCCATGGCTTTGCCAATAAAAGATATTCTCAAAGAAATGGGATTGACTGTACGACTTGCACCTCTTTCCGATGATGTGTTTGGCAAAACGTATTTTAATGAAGCAACTGCGGAAGTTTATAATAACGCTGCTGACCGCAGTGTTATCAAAGAAAGCATAAAGCCAGGCACGATTCTTGTAAACCCAAACAACTTTTTTATGAGAAATATTGGGTCAACAAACAATACAATTATTCACGAATGTGTGCACTGGGATAAGCACTATAAATTTTTTGAGCTGCAAAAACTACTGAATCCTGAATTCTCATCAATATCCTGCGCCGTGGTTGAAGAATATAAAAAGGGCTCTGATCATCTGTCCGAAGAACTGTCATGGATGGAGTGGCAAGCAAATGCTATAGCTCCTAAAATTCTTATTCCTGCACGGACTGGTCGTTCAAAACTTATTGAAATACTGAATCGCTTGAATAAAGGATTTTCAAATCTTCGTAGCGCGTATGTGATGGAACTCGCTATAAGCGAATTTGCTGATTTCTTTAATGTATCCACGACCGCCGCCAAAATTCGTGCTGTTGAGTTGGGCTTTGAACAAGCAGCCGGCGTCTTTAATTTTGTAGATGGCAGAAACTACCCGCCGTTCTCATTTGCTAAGGGTAGCCTAAAAAAGGGACAAACTTTTATTATTGATCGCAACAATGCAATTGTCGAAGCTGTATTCAATCCAGACCTTGTTGAGGATATAAAAGCTGGTAATTTCATTCACGCCGGTGGTATGTTTGTCATCAACGCCCCGAAGTATGTTGATATTCGAGAAGGTGAAGAAACCACTTTAACGGAATATGCCCTTGAGCATGTCGACGAATGCTGTCTTGTATTTGATAGGACAACTCGTGTTAGCAATAAGTATGATGACTCCTTCTATCGGATCTGTTTTTTGTGTCGTGATGCAAATTCAAAGTGTTTCGTAGAAGCTAAGTACAATCGCAATGAAGGAAAAAATGAAGATATACAGAAACGTGCTCGGGAGATGTCCGCTATCCGAGATGAGGCAAAGCGTGTGCAAGATATAATGTGTCAACTACCTTCTTCCTTTTGTGGCACGCTTGATTATCATATTAACCGCCGTTCATATACTAATGAAAAAGTTGAAGAACGCTCCGGTATCAGTGCTCGTACAATTCAAGACTACCGTAACAGGCTTGATGTAAAGCCTACGCTTCAAAGTGTTCTCGCGCTTTGCATAGGGCTCAACTTGCAGCCAGCCTTTTCGTTTGACCTAATTACCAAAGCCGGCTATAACATTATGCTTCCTTCAGAGGAGTATCTCGTTTACCGTTATTTGATAAACAATCACCATATGGAGAATATATTCATGTGGAATCAGAAGCTGCAAGATGCCGGTATAGCTCAACAACTGCCGAAAAACGGCAACAAAAATACCGTACAATAAAAAAATCGGAAGTGGGACTTCCGGTTCATAAAACGCTTGATATAAAGGCCTTTGTGTCTGACATGAAAAATGTCAAAGACGCAAAGGCCTTATTTTTTTGTCCTTTTATAACTAATTTTCAGAAGTCCCACTTCCTGTTTGATTTCGTGTTTCTCCGGTATTATGCGTTTAGTGGCTGAAGTCACACCCGCCTCAAAGTACATCCGCTGATCACGGATGGTTCAGTGCGATGAGGTGGACAACCGAATAACAAACAGCTGACTACTGAACAGGAAGCTGCAATCCGAAACGGAAGACATCCGTTAGGACTGCGGACGGTATTCTATTGCCTTTTTCCGGTCAGCTCTACAGATTTCCTCCGTTTCGAGACAACGACAAACGGAGGAATTTTTATGTCAACTCAAGCCAATCAAGGACAAGCCAAAGAACGCAAAATCTACCTTCCTACCACCAATGAGTGGGTTACCGTGACCGAGGAGGTCTATCGCGAATACTATCGCCCGATCTGGCGCATTCAGAAAGCCGCGCGCAAGAACGGTCAGTGTGTCTGCCCCAAATCCAAACTCTGGCGCTGCGACGGCGACTGTGTCGTATGCGGCTACCACGCCACTGGCAACACACTGTCGCTGGACGCACCGATGGAGAACGTCAACGGCGACGAGATGTGCCTAGGTGACACCATCGACGACCCGGATGCGGCTTTCGCGGATATCATCCTCGACAGTATTTTTCTTGAACAGTTATTGGACGAGCTTGCCGAGCGCGACCCGGACGGCAGACGCATTTGCGAACTTATCATGTCCGGCAAAACGGAGCGGGAATGCGCCGCAGCTCTTAACATGGCGCGCAATACCTTTATTTATCGCAGGGACAAGCTTTTCGCGTCACTTCGCGAACGGCATCAAAACCCATCCTGATATTTTTCCCAATAGGAACGGGGCTGCAGCAAAACAGCCTCGCTTCTTTATGTAAAAAAGTTTTCTCTCTTTTTCGGCCAGACACCTTCCGCTTTTCCAGTGGGTAGTGAGGACAGGAAAACGACAAGTCCTTGGAACGGAGGTAACCGCATGAACGAACGAGTTCAAAGAACCGGCACCGACGAAGATCTGATCGGTATTCTTACCGCCATCTCCGTCGTGTCGAAGCGGCTGGCGAGAAAACTCACTCTCCTTGCCGAACAGAGTCAATTCAGAGAAGGAGGAAAAGCGGATGAGCAAAATGAGCGACATTGCGATGACCATCGAAGAACTGCGGAAATGTGCCGCTGCCATCAGCGACGCGGCTGACTGGCTGTCTGGGGCGTTCAGCGCCAACGCACCAGCCCCAAAAGAGGAACCGGCTCCAACCCTGGAAGCGGTCAGAGCAATTTTGGCGGACAAGTCTCGCAAGGGCTTTACCGCTCAGATTCGCTCTCTGCTCCAAAAGTACGGCGCCAGCAAGCTATCTGAAATAGACCCCACCCGGTACAGGGAGCTGCTAGCCGATGTGGAGGGACTGACCGATGCCACCTAAAGGCCACGCCCTTCTCTCCGCCTCCTCATCGGAACGCTGGCTCCGATGCCCGCCCAGCGCGCGGCTTTGTGAGAACTACGAAGACAAAGGCAGTGATTTTGCGGCCGAGGGTACCGACGCTCACGCACTTTGTGAATACAAGCTCCGCCGCGCCCTCGGTATGGATGCGGCCGACCCCACGGAGAACCTTGTTTGGTTCACGGAGGAAATGGACGACTGCGCTGCCGGCTACGCAGCCTATGTCCTCGAACAGGTGGAACTCGCAAAACAGACCTGTGCCGACCCGGTCGTGCTGGTCGAACAGCGGGTGGATTTTTCCCGCTGGGTGGAGTCCGGCTTCGGTACCTCCGACACCATCATCATTGCCGACGGCACTATGACGGTCTGCGATTATAAGCATGGACGCGGAATTATGGTCGACGCCCATGAAAATCCGCAGATGATGTGCTACGGGCTGGGCGCTTTGGAGCTTTTCGATGGCATCTACGATGTTGACACCGTTCGTATGGTCATCTACCAGCCGCGTCGGGATAACGTCAGCGTTTATACCATCTCCAAAGCCGACCTGCTCAAATGGGCCGACGAGGTTCTCAAGCCCACCGCCAACTTGGCCTTTGCGGGTGACGGAAACTTTCTGTGCGGCGAATGGTGCGGTTTCTGTAAAGCCAAGCATGACTGCCGCGCCCGCGCCGAAGCAAACCTTGATCTGGCCAGATATGAATTCAAGCTGCCGCCGCTCCTCACAGACGAGGACATCGAGGACATTCTCACCAAGGTGGACAATCTCGTTGCCTGGGCCGGCGATATCAAGGAATACGCCCTGCAGCAGGCGATCAGCGGCAAGGAATGGGCCGGTTGGAAGCTGGTCGAAGGTCGTTCCAATCGCAAGTACACAAATGAAACGGCGGTTATCGATGCCGTCGAGGGCGCCGGTTTTGACCCCTACGAGCGCAAAGTTCTCGGCGTCACCGCCATGCAAAAGCTGCTCGGCAAATCCCGCTTTGACGAACTCCTCGCGGCGTTAATCGAAAAACCGCAGGGTAAACCCACGCTCGTGCCGGAGAGCGACAAGCGCCCGGTAATGAACACAGCCAAAAGTGATTTTATGGAGGAAAATGATTATGAATAATAGCACCAACAAAGTCAACAACCCGATGAAGGTGATAACCGGCCCCGACACCCGCTGGAGCTACGCAAACGTCTGGGAGCCAAAGTCGATTAATGGCGGTACACCAAAGTATTCGGTCAGCCTGATTATTCCGAAGTCCGATACCAGAACCGTCGCCAAGATTAAGGCGGCAATCGAAGCCGCTTACCACGAGGGCGAATCCAAACTCAAAGGCAGTGGTAAGTCCGTCCCGCCTCTTGCCACCATTAAAATTCCGCTACGCGACGGGGATATCGAAAGACCCGATGATCCCGCTTACTCCAACGCGTACTTTGTCAACGCCAACGCCACGACCGCTCCCGGTATCGTGGATGCCGACCGAAATCCCGTCCTGACCCGTTCGGAAGTGTATTCCGGCGTATATGGCCGCGCCAGCATTTCCCTGTACGCTTTCAACAGCAACGGCAATAAAGGAATCGCCTGCGGTCTGAATAACCTTCAGCTCATCCGTGCCGGCGAGCCCCTCGGCGGCAGAGCGAGCGCGGAAAACGACTTCGCGTCCGACGAAGATAATGATTTTTTGAACTAAGAAAGGAACAGTGAAAAACTATGGCAACATTACAGACCATTTTGTTAACCATCCTGCTTGTCATCTGGCTCTGCTTCAGCATTGTATTCCTGATCACCGCGATTCAAAGCGCCATGTATGATCGGAAGCGCGAAAAGCGTGAAAAGGATCAGGCTACCCGCGATAAGGAGTACCACGCCCTGCGCATGAAGGAATTAAGCAAGTAACAATATCCGGGAGGCGGCAGAGATCTTCTTTGCCGTCTCCTTACTTATAAAGGATGGTGAATCATGAAAACGCTCTCAATTGATATTGAAACCTTCAGCAGTGCGCCGCTGACCAAGTGCGGCGTCTATAAATATGTCGAAGCCCTGGATTTTGAGATTCTCCTGTTTGGATACAGCGCGGACGGCGGGCCGGTTCAGGTCGTCGACCTCGCCTGCGGAGAAAGCATCCCCAGCGAGATAGTCAGCGCACTCTCCGATGAAAGTGTGACAAAATGGGCGTTTAACGCCAACTTCGAGCGCGTCTGCCTATCCCGCTTCATCGGGTTGACAACCGGAGAATACCTCGATCCCGAATCATGGAAATGTTCCATGATATGGGCGGCAACGATGGGTCTTCCGCTTTCGCTGGAGGGCGTCTGCGCTGTTCTCGGCCTTGAAAAGCAGAAACTCGCCGAGGGCAAGGACCTCGTCAAATACTTCTGTCAGCCCTGCGCTCCCACAAAGACAAACGGTCAGCGCACCCGCAACTATCCATATCATGCGCCGGACAAGTGGTCGGCTTTTAAGCAGTACAACATCCGTGACGTTGAAACGGAGATGTCTATTCAGTCAAAACTCGCAAAATTTCCGGTGCCAGACTCCGTATGGGAGGAATATCACCTTGACCAGGAGATTAACGACCGTGGGGTGGCGCTGGATAAAACACTGGTTAAACAGGCAATTGCCATGGATGGTCGCTCCCGCTCGGAACTGACCGCCGCCACTAAGGAGATCACCGCGCTCGATAATCCGAATTCGGTCGTTCAGATGAAGGGGTGGCTTGCCGAAAACGGCATGCAAACCGAAACGCTCGGTAAAAAGGCCGTCGCGGAACTCATCAAAACCGCTCCCCAAGAACTGCGTGATGTCCTTCTCCTGCGTCAGCAGCTTGCCAAATCCTCGGTCAAGAAATATCAGACCATGCGGGCGGCGGTTTGCTCGGACGGCCGCGCCCGCGGAATGTTTCAGTTTTATGGTGCCAACAGAACAGGGCGATGGGCGGGCAGGCTTATTCAAATGCAAAACCTGCCTCAAAACCATCTGGAAGATTTAGCTGAAGCCCGCGCCCTTGTTCGCTGCGGCGACTTTGACGCGCTGGAAATGCTTTATGAGGATGTGCCGGACACGTTGTCCCAGCTGATCCGCACGGCGTTTGTGCCAAGAACTGGAGCCAAATTCATCGTGGCGGACTTCTCGGCAATTGAAGCGAGGGTTATCGCGTGGCTTGCCGGAGAACGGTGGCGGCAGGATATTTTCGCCAAGGGCGGCGACATTTACTGCGCCAGCGCCAGTCAGATGTTTAAGGTCCCCGTTGAGAAACACGGTGTAAACGGTCATCTGCGACAGAAAGGCAAAATCGCGGAACTGGCCCTCGGCTACGGCGGTTCGGTCGGCGCGCTGAAAGCAATGGGCGCGCTGGAGATGGGGCTTGCGGAGGATGAACTGCCTCCGCTGGTAGATGCGTGGCGGCAGTCCAATCCGATGATCGTCAAATTCTGGTGGGATGTAGACCGCGCCGCTATGGAGGCCGTTCGCAACAAGCATACCAACGAAACCTACGGCATCGTTTTCGCCTGGCAGAGCGGGATGCTTTTTATCACGCTCCCGTCCGGCAGACAGCTTTGCTATGTGAAGCCACGCATCGGAGAGAACAAATTTGGCGGTCAGTGCATCACTTACGAAGGCGTCGGCGGAACGAAAAAGTGGGAGCGGCTGGACAGTTACGGCCCGAAGTTCGTGGAAAACATCGTGCAGGCCACTTCCCGCGACATCCTCTGCGTTGCCATGAAAACGCTCCGCAGCTGTTCCATTGTTATGCACATTCATGACGAGTTGGTTATTGAAGCCGATCCGCGTATGTCGCTGCCGGCGGTCTGTGAGCAGATGGGCCGGACGCCGCCGTGGGCAAAAGGTTTGCTGCTCCGCGCCGACGGCTACGAAACAGATTTTTATAAAAAAGATTGATCCTCTTTCGGCCAGGACGGGCTTTTTGTTCCAGTGAGTATCAGATGGACGAAACGCCATTGAAAAAAGGTTCTCCCCGGCGGGGTTGAGCCGGTCGATAACGAGGAGGTTTTTACATTATGGATGAGATTCAAATTTACTGCTACGAAGGACGTGACGTCCGTACGGTCAGCAAAAACGGCGAGTCGTGGTTTATGGCGGCGGATGTGTGCCGCGTACTGGAACTTGACAATGTATCTCAGGCGCTGGCCCGTCTTGACGAGGACGAGAAATACACCACCCTCATTTCAAATGAGAGTGCGGCGACAGGCCAGTCGCTCGCAGCTTTCGTCAACGAGCCGGGTCTGTACGCGCTTATCCTCGGCAGCCGCAAGCCCCAGGCGAAAGCGTTCAAGCGCTGGATTACCCACGAGGTCGTGCCGTCGATCCGCAAACACGGCGTCTATGCGACGGATGAACTTCTCTCCAACCCCGATGTGATGATCGCGGTGCTGCAGGAACTGAAAGCGCAGCGTGAACGAACAAAAGCGCTGCAGCTCACGGCGGCGGTTCAGAAGCAGCAGATCGCAGAGCTTCAGCCGAAAGCAAGTTACTACGACCTTATCCTGCAGAACAAGAACACCGTTCCTGTCACACAGATCGCCAAGGATTATGGCATGAGCGGGCGCGCCTTCAACAAACTGCTCCACGAATTGGGTATCCAGTACAAATTGCGTGAGACCTGGCTTCTTTATCAGGACTACGCGAATCAGGGCTATACACAGTCCCGTACCCATGCAATCGACGCCGACCGCAGCGTAATGCATACCTACTGGACGCAGAAAGGCCGTCTGTTCCTTTACGACCTGCTGAAATCCAAGCGCGGCATCCTGCCCGTCATCGAAAGAGGCGCGGCATGAGCACAGACAAATACAACTCGGAAGGCTATCCCGATCCGACCGCGTTCGAGGCTCTGTCCCTTATAGAAAAAGAACAGCACGCGCTTCGCGCATTCAGGCCCATTGTCTATATCTGTTCGCCCTATGCCGGAGAGATCGATATAAATGTCGAAGCCGCGCGGCGTTACAGCCGCTTTGCTGTAGACATGGGCTGCATCCCCGTCGCGCCGCATCTGCTGTTCCCGCAGTTTCTTGACGACGCCAGCCCAGGCGAGCGACAGCTTGGGCTTTTCTTCGGAAACGCCCTGATGAGCAAATGCTCGGAGGTATGGGTGTTTGGCGATACCATTTCAGCGGGTATGCGGGCGGAAATCAAACGCGCCAGGTGGAAAAACTACCGCCTGCGCTACTTTACCGATGCGTGTGAGGAGGTCACTGCCAATGTTCACACTGTATAGCGCCGACTTTACCGGCAACCCAGGAAATTGCTCCTACCCGCATAAGACCGAGGTCACCGATGTGCTTAGTCTTCAGTCCGCGGTTTCGCACGATTATGTGTGCGCGGAATACAGAAACAACTATCGCAACGGGGAGAACTTCCTTGGTGCGGACTGTCTTCCCGTCGACTGCGACAACGACCACTCTGAAGACCCCGCGGATTGGGTGGTTCCAGGAGATGTCATGGAGGCGTTTCCGGGCGTCGCTTTCGCGGTTCACTACAGCCGCTCCAATATGAAGGAGAAAAACGGCAAACTCGCTCGCCCTAAGTTTCATGTGCTGTTTCCCATTGATCGAGTGACAGACGCCGTCTGCTACAGTGATATGAAAAAGCTGGTCAACATCATCTTCCCGTACTTCGACACACAGGCGCTGGATGCAGCCCGGTTCTTCTTCGGCACGAACTCACCGGAGGTGGAGCTTTATCCCGGCGACATGAATCTCACGGCATTTCTGGCGGAGGATGATTTTGACGCAGGTATGGTGGATGGAGGTCATGCCGGTCAGATCATTCCCGAAGGCAACCGGAACGCCACCTTGTCCCGTTTCGCCGGCCGAGTCATCAAGAAATACGGCGACAGCGACGCGGCTTATCAGTGCTTTGTGGATGAGGCGGCAAAATGCTCTCCGCCGCTGGAAGAACAGGAGCTGCTGACCATCTGGCACAGTGCGCAAAAATTCTATGCCCGCCTTTCGCGGCAGGACGGCTATGTGCCGCCGGAGGTCTATAACGATCCCACCTCCTATAAGCCCGGCGATTATTCCGACGTCGGACAGGCCGAGGTGCTGGCAAAGCACTTTGCCGGTGAACTACGGTATTCGCCTTCCACGCATTTCATCCGTTACAGCGAGCACTACTGGCAGGAAAGCGAACCCGGCGCGCAAGCGGTCGCCCACGAGCTGACCCGCCGCCAGCTGGAAGAAGCTACGAAGGATTTGCTGGACGCCATGAAAAAGCTGAAGGACAACGGCGCGCAGGATATTCTGGACAACACCTCCAAGGCGAAAGCCGAATCGCTGATGAGCGACGGCCAGATGGAAGCGTACCGGGAGTTTCTCGCCGCCAAGGCGTATCAGTCATTCGCCATTCGCCGCCGCGATTCAAAGAATATTACGGCTACGCTGAAAGAGTCCCATCCCATGCTGGAAATTTCGCCGCGCGATCTGGACGCCGACTGCTTCGCCCTGTGTACGCCGAGCGCCACATATGATCTCCGCAAAGGTATGTCCGGGGCCAGAGAACATTCGCCGGAAGACTTCATTACCAAGATTACCGCCGTGTCGCCCAGCGGTAAAGGCGAACAGCTGTGGCTGGACAGCCTTAACCTTATCTTCCTCGAAAATCAGGACCTGATCGATTATGTGCAGATGATCTGCGGCCTCGCGTCCATCGGCAAAGTATATGTGGAGGCGCTGATAATCGCTTACGGCGAAGGTAGTAACGGCAAGTCCACGTTCTGGAACGCCGTTTCCCGCGTGCTCGGTCTCTACAGCGGCAACATCTCCGCCGACACGCTGACGGTGGGCTGCCGCCGCAATATTAAGCCCGAAATGGCCGAGGTCAAGGGGAAACGTCTGCTCATCGCCGCTGAAATGCAGGAGGGTGCACGACTAAACGATTCTACGGTCAAGCAGCTTTGTTCGACCGACGATGTCTTCGCGGAGAAAAAGTATAAGGACCCGTTCAGCTTCAAGCCCTGTCATACTCTGGTGCTCTATACCAACCACCTGCCGAAAGTCAGCGCCTCTGACGACGGTATCTGGCGCAGGCTGATTGTAATTCCGTTTGGCGCCAAAATTAAGGGAACGAGCGATATCAAAAATTATGGAGAGTATCTGTATGCCAACGCCGGCGAGAGCATTCTCGCGTGGATCATCGAAGGCGCCAGAAAGGTCATTGAGCTGAACTATCAGATTCCAGTTCCGATTTGCGTTCAAACGGCTATCGAGGAGTATCGGAGCCAGAACGACTGGTTTGGGCATTTTCTTGAGGAAAAATGCGAGATTGGCGCCAGTTTTCGTGAAAGTTCCAGCGCCTTGTATCAGGCGTACCGTAATTATTGCATTGACACCAACGAGTATGTCCGGAGTACGGCCGACTTCTACTTTGCCATGGAGAATGCCGGATATGAGCGTATCAAGGTTAAAAACAAGCGTTTCTTTACGGGGCTGCGCCTGAAAACCGACGACGGAGATTTCGAGGACTTTTTGGGGTAAACGCCATATGGGGTAACCTCGATAAAGGTCTATTACAGAAACTTTTCTAAGGCAGTAAAAAATCAATACAAGAAAAGTTTTAAAAATGACCCGTGTCGAGGTTAACCCGCTTATAAAAAACGACAGGAGAAAGCCAGTGAGAGAAAAAGTAACCGAGCAAAAATTAACGCGGATGGTCAAGGCAGCGGGCGGCATCGCGCTTAAGTTCGTATCTCCCGGATTTGACGGGATGCCGGATCGTCTGGTTCTTCTACCGGGAGGTCATTTCGCTTTCGTGGAAGTAAAGGCTCTGGGAGAAAAGCCACGGCCACTGCAGCTGGCAAGGCACAAGCTGCTGCGGTATCTTGGCTTTCGGGTATTCATACTGGATGACGCGGAGCAGATTGAGGGGATGATTGATGAAATACGAAGCGCATGATTATCAGACCTATGCCACGAAATACATCGAGACCCATCCCATCGCCGCCGTCCTGCTTGACATGGGTCTCGGAAAAACGAGCATCACGCTGACAGCCATCAACGACCTGCTGTTCGACAGCTTTGAAGTTCACCGCGTTCTGGTAATCGCCCCGCTGCGTGTGGCGAGAGATACCTGGGCGGCCGAGATCGAAAAATGGGAGCATCTTCACAGCCTCATTTATTCCATAGCGGTCGGTACGGAAATGGAGCGAAAAGCGGCGCTGCGGAAACAGGCCGATGTGTATATCATCAACCGTGAAAATGTTCAGTGGCTTGCGGAAGAAAGCGGATTTTCCTTCGATTTTGACATGGTCGTGATCGACGAGCTGTCTTCCTTCAAAAACCACCAGACGAAACGCTTCCGTTCCCTTATGAAACTTCGGCCCCGCGTCCGACGCGTCGTCGGGCTGACCGGAACGCCGAGCAGCAACGGCTTGATGGATTTATGGGCTGAGTTCCGGCTTTTGGACATGGGCGAACGCCTCGGCAGGTTTATTGGGCAATACCGATCCGATTATTTTATCCCCGACAAGCGCAACGGTCAGGTCGTATTCAGCTACAAGCCGCTGCCTGGGGCGGAAAACGCCATATACAACCGCATTTCAGACATCACCATCTCCATGAAGTCCACCGATCACTTAAAAATGCCGGAGCTGGTCAGCGGTAAATATACCGTGACCTTATCCGACAATGAACGAAAACGGTACGATGAGTTAAAACGCGACCTTGTGCTTCAGTTACCGGATGGCGATATTACCGCCGCCAACGCCGCTTCGTTATCGAACAAACTCTCCCAGATGGCGAATGGAGCGATCTATTCCGACACTGGGGGAATAATCCCGATTCACGACCGCAAGCTAGACGCCCTGGAAGATTTAATCGAAGCGGCGAACGGAAAGCCTCTGCTGGTCGCCTACTGGTTCAAGCATGATTATGAAAGGATTGCCGCGCGACTTCGCAAGCTGCATATTCCGTTTTCCAAACTGGACACAGCCGACAGCATCCGAAGATGGAACAGCGGCGAACTGCCGGTGGCGGTCATCCATCCCGCTTCCGCCGGACACGGGCTGAACCTCCAGAGCGGCGGTTCCTCTCTCATATGGTTCGGGCTGACCTGGTCACTGGAATTATATCAACAGACCAACGCCCGCCTGTGGAGACAGGGGCAGACCGCCGACACCGTAGTGATCCAGCATATTGTTACGAAAGGTACTATCGACAGCCGCATTCTGAAAGCCTTGTCCACGAAAGACAGCACCCAGTCGGCGCTGATTGAGGCCGTGAAAGCAAATCTATGACAATCCGTGCCAATCCGAGTGAATTTTATTATTCGGAGGTACGCCATGAGTACAACAGCAGTGAAAAAGTATCTGTCGCAGGCACGATACCTTGATATGCGGATTGCTTCCAAAATCCAGCAGATAGCCTCTCTCAATGACTTGGCTACAAAATGCACGGCGACGCTTACCGGGATGCCGAGGACCCCCAGTCACGGTACATCCACAATGGCCGACGCCATTGTAAAGATCGTGGATTTGCAGGCGGAGCTAAACGGCGACATTGATGCGCTGGTGGATTTGAAAAAAGAAATTACGGGTGCTATCAAGTCCATTTCCAATCCGGAGTATCAGACCATCCTTGAAAAACGCTATCTGTGTTTTCTGTCCTGGGAGCAGATTTCGGTGGATATGAACTACAGTATGCAGCACACCTTCCGTATGCATGACCGCGCTTTGGCGGAAGCTGACGTTTCTTTGAAAGTGGAGAGTCAAGTTGATTGAATGAGAGTCGGTCCACATGATATCCTTACAATGCGGAAACTGAATACAGAGAGCCTTCGTGGGAGCAATCCTGCGAGGGCTTTTCTTATGCCCGCAAGGAGGTGAACCCGTGCCATACAAACCAAAGCGCCCATGCGCTTACCCCGGCTGCGGTCGGCTTGCCGTGTGCGAGCAATACTGCGCCGAGCATCAGAAGGTTATGAACAAACGTTACAACCAATACGAGCGTAACCCTGCTTCCAACAAACGCTACGGCCGTTCGTGGAAGCGTATTCGTGACCGTTACATCAAGGCGCACCCGCTCTGTGAGGAGTGCAAAAAGCAAGGCAAGCTCACACCTGCCGAGGAGGTTCACCACATTCTTCCGCTCTCAAAAGGCGGCGGCAGTAACGCGGAGAACCTCATGGCTCTTTGCAAAGCCTGTCATTCCCGTATCACCGCGGAGAGCGGCGACCGATGGGGAAAGGGATATTGAAAGAGGCATCGTTTACATTTTGGTACGATGCCTCTTTCAATCTGTTTTTCACGGTCACCCCTGGTGGGGGTATTAAAATCTCTAAAACCTTTTTAATCGGACAGCGGCGTGGGGCTTCGTGTTGAAAAACGCGGTTTCAAACGGTGGAATAGCCCCAGCGCGAAAGGAGTGTGATGAATATGGCGAAAGACGGAACAAACAGAGGCGGCGCTCGTGTCGGCGCGGGCGCGAAAAAGAAGCCTCTCGCCGATAAAATATCAGCCGGCAATCCCGGCGGAAGAAAATTGATTGTGATGGAGTTTTCTGACACTGCCGACCTGCAAGGTCAGGCGATGCCGGAACCGAATAAAATGCTCGAAGCCGTGCAAAAGGACGGCAAGACGCTTGTGGCAGCAGATATTTACAAAAACACATGGCAATGGCTGAATGAACGCGGCTGTGCGGCGCTCGTTTCACCACAGCTTTTGGAACGCTACGCCATGAGTGTGGCTCGGTGGATTCAATGCGAGGAAGCGGTTACCGAATATGGCTTTCTGGCCAAACACCCCACAACGGGTAACGCCATTCAAAGTCCTTATGTTGCGATGGGCCAGAACTACATGAACCAAACAAACCGTCTGTGGATGGAGATTTTCCAGATCGTCAAAGAAAACTGCACCGGCGAGTATGGCGGAGCTAATCCGCAGGACGATGTGATGGAGCGGCTGCTTACCGCTCGGAAAGGCGGTTGATAGCTATGCAAATAGAAAAGATACAGACCGAGCGGCTCATCCCCGCCGATTACAATCCCCGCAAGGACCTGAAACCCGGCGATCCGGAGTACGAAAAACTGAAACGCTCCCTTGAGGAATTTGGATATGTTGAACCCGTTATATGGAATAAAGCCACCTCCCATGTCGTTGGCGGTCATCAGAGATTAAAAGTGTTGCTCGATATGGGTGTTACTGAGGTCGACTGCGTCGTTGTCGAGATGGACGCTGAAAAGGAAAAAGCGCTTAATGTTGCGCTTAATAAAATCAGTGGTGACTGGGATAAAGACAAGCTGGCTCTGCTCATTGCAGATTTGCAGGGCACTGACTTTGATGTGTCGCTCACGGGCTTCGACCCCGCAGAAATTGACGACTTATTCAAGGATTCACTCAAGGACGGTATCCACGACGATGATTTTGATGTTGACGCGGAACTTAAAAAGCCCTCCGTTACAAAGCTCGGTGATATCTGGACGCTTGGCCGCCATCGGCTGGTCTGCGGCGATTCTACCAAAGCTGACACCTTCACCTCTCTGATGAATGGGAAGCTCGCAAATCTGGTGGTGACCGATCCACCGTACAACGTCAATTATGAAGGAACAGCAGGCAAAATCAAAAACGACAATATGGGTAACGAAGCGTTCTATGACTTCCTGCTTGCAGCATTTACAAACACCGAAGCGGCGATGGCGCAGGACGCTTCCATTTATGTGTTCCATGCCGACACTGAAGGGTTGAATTTCCGTAAAGCATTCTCAGATGCAGGCTTTCAGCTTTCCGGGTGCTGCATCTGGAAGAAGCCGTCGCTGGTTCTGGGACGCTCACCATATCAGTGGCAGCATGAACCTGTCCTCTTCGGTTGGAAGAAAAAAGGCAAGCACAACTGGTATGCCGACCGCAAGCAGACCACCATCTGGGAATTTGAAAAGCCAAAGAAAAATGCTGACCATCCGACCATGAAGCCGATTGCTCTGCTGGCATATCCAATTATGAACAGCAGCCTAACGAACTGTATCGTGCTTGACCCTTTCGGCGGCAGCGGTTCTACGCTCATCGCATGCGAGCAGTCCGACAGGATATGCTTCACCATAGAACTTGATGAAAAATACTGCGACGTCATTGTAAAACGGTATATCGAGCAAGTCGGTGGCGCAGACGGTGTTTCCGTTATCCGCGATGGTGTCACGATGAAATATCCGGATGTGGCTGTCGATGAGTAAACTCACGTTTGGCTCTCTTTTTGACGGCAGCAGGCAATGTACCATCTACACAAAAAACCGCCGAATAATCGGTACAGTATTCTCCACAGAAATCGCATAAAACCGTTGCTATATAAGCGGTTTAGAGTGATTAATGTAATACCGAAAAAAGAAAGGCGGTTTAAAAAATGGAACTTAAATACAATGTTACAGGTAACGAACGCAAATCACTGGTCGGAGCAATCAGCACAGCACTGGATGCCCCAACCAACTACCTCGGTGCTCCTACCTTCGCCTACGAGGTCGGAGGCTACCGCATTGACAAGGCTGGAATGCTTACGGGTCCAGACAACCTTGACTTGGAGGATTCGCTACATCAAGCGGGCTTTGACGCAGACGGCGACAGTCGCAAGTATGACGAAGCCGACACCTACGAGAGCGGGCTTAGCGGCATGAGTGCACTTGACGAATTTCCGGATATTGACCAGCACCACCCCGGACAGTATGCCAACCCCGATGCGCCCTTTACCGAAACCATGCAAAAGCAGATTGATGAGGTGATTGCTTTCGAGGATTTCCAGATGGATAGTCGTGAGGAATTGGGGCTGGTAATTGAAATGCCACGCTCCTCATTCACCGACGCAGCACTCGACAACCTTAAGAAGCTGGTCGAAAGCAAAGGCAGCCTTATTAAAAAGGCACTCGGCGTGGAAACGCTCGAACTTGAAATAACAGATGATAAGGTGCGGTTCCCTTGGTTTGAGGACGGCACAGACCCTGAAGCAGTCAAGGCATACACGCATTTAGTGGCTGCGCTCTGCGAGATGGCGAGGGCGCAAAAGCGTGTCACCGCAAAGGAAAAGGATACCGATAACGATAAGTACGCTTTCCGCTGCTTTCTCCTGCGGCTCGGCTTCATCGGAGCGGCATACAAAGAAGAACGCAAAATTCTGCTGCAGAATCTCTCCGGCAGCTCGGCTTTCAAGGACGGTCAGAAAAAAGGCTTCTCGCAGGATGACCTTGATAAAGCCAAAGCCGACCCTGCTATACGCGCCGAAATTAAAGCCATTTTAGGAGGAAACGACGATGAACAATAATTTTCCATCAAGAGAAACAGTCGAGCGTATCCGAAAGCAGTATCCGGTCGGCTGCCGTGTGGAGCTTCTCCGTATGGACGATGCCCAGGCACCTCCAATCGGAACAAAAGGCACCGTGCGGTATGTGGATGACATCGGCAGCCTGGGGGTCGCGTGGGACAATGGGAGTTCGCTCCAAGTGGTATATGGCGAGGACATTTGCCGAAGGTGTGACGATGACAGATAAAGTACGTAAGCAGATTCTGGCTATCCGCGACACAGGGCTGACGAATATGTTTGATGTCATCACAGTTCAGCGCATTGCAAACGACATGGGTTTCTACGAGCTGGTAGTGTATCTCGAAGAAAACCGCAAGGAATATACCCAGTTCATCCTAACTGGCAAAGCATAATATACACATTTTTTAGCTTGGATATTTGGTGCTTTTATGCTGGTATATTTCTCTGAAATGTCTTGCTATTGTGTGCTTTCAGAGCGAATATACACATACAAAAACGAAAGGAGCACACCACCATGACCAAAAAACAAATTAAGCAAATCGAAAGTCAACTGCCGCAAGGCGAGAAAATTGACAGAATGTACACCGCCTTTGAGGGTGGCATCAGGGTGATTACCAAGAACGCTGACGGCCGTGAAATCCGTTACAACGTGAGCTTCGATGCCGACGGTAACGCCAGCATCAAAAGATTTTAAGGAGGACGCGGCTATGTGGAAAGAAGGAAGCCTGAAAATTCACGACAGCGTTTTTCATTACTGGATGAAGCAGTACGACAAAGGTTCGCAATTTGGTATCGACGGCGGCAGAATCAGTAAGCTGATGCTCAAGCGAAACGGCGAGGTTGTCGCCAACTACGACAGAGGCTGGGATGTAGAACCCGCCGACCCAGACACACAGCTTGCCCTTGAACTTCTGCTGCACAGCGAAAACTACTAACCACGCTAATAAGATAGCCGAGATTCTGCCCTGCATGGGGCTGTATCTCGTACAGATAAATTTTGAAGGACTGCCGATGGCGGTCTATTTTTATGCCCGAAAGGAGGCGGTCGATATCCGTAAACTAAAAAAATATAAATCGACACAGTTTAAAGCCACGGATTCCGTTTACGACAAAACCGCCGCCGACTATGCCGTAGCTTTTGTTGAAGCTCTCTGCCATACCAAAGGCACCTGGGCCGGAAAGCCCTTCGAGCTTATCGATTGGCAGGAACAGATTATCCGTGATATTTTTGGAACCCTCAAACCCAATGGCTACCGCCAGTTCAACACCGCCTACGTGGAAATCCCGAAAAAGATGGGCAAGTCAGAGCTTGCGGCGGCTGTCGCACTGCTTCTCACTTGCGGGGATAACGAAGAACGCGCCGAGGTCTATGGATGTGCCGCAGACCGAAATCAAGCGTCCATCGTTTTCAACGTGGCGGCGGATATGGTGCGAATGTGTCCGGCGCTCTCCAAGCGTGTCAAAATATTGGACGCAACCAAGCGGCTCATCTATCAGCCGACCGGCAGCATCTATCAGGTGCTTTCAGCCGACGTCGGAAACAAGCACGGTTTTAACACCCACGGCGTTGTATTTGATGAGCTGCACACCCAGCCAAACAGAAAACTATATGACGTTATGACCAAGGGCAGCGGCGATGCAAGAATGCAGCCGCTGTATTTTTTGATCACCACTGCCGGGGATAACCAGAACAGCATCTGTTGGGAGGTCCATCAGAAGGCACTGGATATTATTGATGGCAGAAAGCACGACCCTACCTTCTACCCAGTAATTTACGGCGCGGCGCAGGAGGACGATTGGACAGACCCCAAGGTGTGGAAAAAAGCAAATCCCTCCCTCGGCATCACGGTAGGGATGGATAAGGTCAGAGCTGCATTTGAATCGGCAAAGCAGAACCCAGCTGAGGAGAACAGCTTTCGGCAGCTCCGACTGAACCAATGGGTAAAACAGGCGGTGCGCTGGATGCCGATGGACAAATGGGATGCCTGCGCATTCCCCGTGGATGAAAAATCGCTCGAAGGGCGCGTCTGTTATGGAGGACTTGACCTTTCGTCCTCTACCGACATTACGGCGTTCGTGTTAGTGTTTCCACCCATCGACGAGGAAGATAAGTACAGCATTCTACCGTACTTTTGGATACCGGAGGACAATATCGACCTACGTGTTCGGCGCGACCATGTGAACTATGATGTCTGGAAAAAGCAGGACTTTCTGCAAACCACCGAGGGCAATGTAGTGCATTACGGCTACATCGAGCAGTTCATTGAATCCCTCGGCGAAAAATACAACATCCGTGAAATCGCGTTCGACCGCTGGGGCGCAGTGCAAATGACACAGAATCTTGAAACGCTCGGCTTTTCGGTCGTGCCGTTCGGGCAGGGCTTTAAGGATATGAGCCCTCCGACCAAAGAACTGATGAAGCTGACGCTGGAGGAAAAGCTCGCCCACGGTGGCCACCCGGTGCTCCGCTGGATGATGGACAACATCTATATCCGCACCGACCCGGCTGGCAACATCAAAGCAGATAAGGAAAAATCCACAGAGAAAATCGACGGTGCGGTCGCCACTATTATGGCGCTCGACCGGGCGATTCGGTGTGGCAACGATACGGGCGAAAGCGTGTATGACACACGCGGACTGCTCGTTTTTTAATTGGAGGGAACTGCCTATGAACATCTTCCAAGGAATTTTCAAAGCCCGTGATAAGCCTAAGAACTTAGGCAGCACCAGCTTTTTGTGGGGCGGCTCGTCCTCCGGCAAGGTCGTTAATGAAAGAACGGCCATGCAAATGACAGCGGTTTACTCCTGCGTTCGTATATTATCCGAAGCAATCGCTGGTCTGCCACTGTTTGTATATAAATACGGCGACGACGGCAGCAAGGACAAATATCTTGACCACCCTCTATGGCGTGTGCTGCATGACGAACCAAACCCGGAAATGACGTCGTTTGTTTTTCGGGAGACCATGATGAACCATCTGCTGCTGACGGGCAATGCCTACGCACAGATTATCCGAAACGCTCGCGGCGATGTCGTAGCACTGTACCCTCTCATGCCCGACCGCATGACTGTTGATCGGGATTCGCAGGGACGGCTGTATTACCGCTACAGAAAAAATAGCGATGACGCGCCGGAGGTCAGCAGGAACAAGCCGAGCGATGTCATTCTCGCGCCAAGTGATGTGCTGCACATTCTCGGTTTGGGCTTTGACGGACTGGTCGGCTACTCGCCGATTGCAATGGCAAAAAACGCCGTGGGTCTTGCTATCGCTGCCGAAGAATACGGCGCTAAATTCTTCGCCAACGGCGCAGCGCCGAGCGGCGTGTTGGAGCACCCCGGCACCATAAAGGACCCGGAGCGGATAAGGCAAAGCTGGCAGTCCACCTTTGGCGGCAGCGTCAACAGCAACAAAATAGCCGTACTTGAGGAAGGGCTCAAGTATACGCCTATCGCCATTTCTCCCGAACAGGCGCAGTTTTTGGAGACGCGGAAATTTCAGATCAATGAGATAGCTCGAATTTTCAGGGTCCCGCCCCATATGTTGGCGGATCTCGAGAAGTCGAGCTTTTCTAATATTGAGCAGCAGTCACTGGAGTTTGTGAAATACACGCTCGACCCGTGGGTCGTTCGCTGGGAACAGGCGATGAACAAGTCACTTCTTCTTGAAAGCGAAAAGCGTGATGTGTTCACAAAATTTAATGTGGACGGACTGCTTCGCGGCGACTATACCAGCCGCATGACAGGTTACGCGACAGCGCGGCAAAACGGCTGGATGAGCGCAAACGATATCAGGCAGCTTGAGAACCTCGACCGGATACCGGCGGAACTCGGCGGCGATCTTTACCTTATCAATGGCGCGATGACCAAATTGCAGGATGCCGGCGCGTTCGCAAACACAACGATAACAGAAACGGAGGAAACCTCAGATGGACAAAACAAATCGGGCACAAAGCCCAGGCAAAGTTCCCGTCAGGGCACGTGACAAAACGCATTTCTGGAACTGGGAAAACGATGATGAATTGGGCGTCCGCACCCTTTACCTTGACGGCACCATTGCGGACGAAAGCTGGTGGGACGATGAAATCACACCCAGAATGTTCAAGGATGAGCTGTTTTCCGGCAGCGGAGATATTGTCGTATGGATCAACTCTCCCGGCGGGGACTGCGTGGCGGCTTCACAGATTTACGCCATGCTCATGGACTACACAGGCAATGTCACCGTAAAAATTGATGGCTTGGCAGCAAGCGCGGCTTCAGTAATCGCTATGGCTGGAACCGAGGTGCTCATGGCTCCAACAGCGTTGCTCATGATTCACAATCCGATGTCAATTGCTATTGGCGATACCGAGGAAATGCAGAAGGCCATCGCCATGCTGGACGAGGTCAAGGAAAGCATCATCAACGCCTATGAAATCAAAACCGGGCAGTCGAGAGCGAAAATATCTCATCTTATGGATGGCGAAACCTGGATGAACGCCAACAAGGCCATCGAGCTGGGCTTCGCAGACGGCATCTTGGAGGACTCCAAGCGCGGTCATACCGAAGATGTGGTCTTTGCGTTTTCCCGCAGGGCGGTCACCAATTCGCTTATGAACAAGCTCATAGCTAAACCCGCTCCTAAGCTGGAGCAAAAGAAGCAGGATGCGCCGGTCGGCGTTTCCATTGAAGCGGCTATGCAGAAACTGCAAGCCCGTAAATACATTTAACGGAGGTATTTGATTATGAAAAAGGTACTCGAAATGCGTGAAAAACGAGCAAAAGCGTGGGATGCAGCAAAGGCGTTTCTGGACACTCGCGCCAAGGACGGCGTCCTCTCTCCCGAAGACAACGCGACCTATGACAAGATGCTCGCGGATGTGGACGCAATGGCGCATCAGATTGCCATTGAGGAAGATCGCGTGGCAAGAGACGCCGCTATGGCTCAGCCGACCAGCTCTCCCATTACGGAAAAACCCAACGCACAGAACGGAAAGCCCATCAGCCCCAGAGCGACCGCTGAATACCGCGAGGATTTCTTAAACCTCGTGCGTGGTAAGCGACCGATTCACAACGTTATGGAGGAAGGCACTCCTTCTACCGGCGGCTATATCGTCCCGGTTGAATTTGACAGCACTCTTGTGCAGGCGCTTGCCCGTGAGAATGTAATTCGTTCTCTGGCAAAGGTTATCACCACCGCCGCACCGCACCGAATTAACGTAGCACTTACCGATGTGTCCGCTGACTGGGTGGCGGAAAGCGGTACGTTTACGCCCAGCACTCCTACCTTCAATCAGCTCTCCCTTGACGCTTATACGCTCCGTGCGGCGGCACTGGTTTCAGAGGAACTGCTTCAGGATTCCATGTTTGACCTCGAAGCCTACCTCATCGATAACTTCGCCCGCGCTTTTGCGGCAAAGGAAGAGCAGGCTTTCTGTGTCGGCACCGGCAGCGGTCAGCCCACTGGCATTTTCACCGCGAGTGGCGGCGACGTCGGCGTGACCACCGCAACTGCGGCAGATATCAAGGCGGACGAAATCATCGACCTGACCTATTCCCTCAAGGACGGCTACAAGAAAAATGCCGTGTTTGTTTTGAGCAGCGCTACCCTCGCAGGCATTCGCAAACTGAAAGACGGCAACGGCGCATATATGTGGCAGCCGTCGCTGCAGGCAGGTCAGCCCGACCGTCTGCTCGGCTTCCCGGTGTATGTCTCCCAGTATGCTCCGACCATCGCGGCAGGTGCATATACCGTTGCTTTCGGTGACTTCCAGAACTACTGGATTGCCGACCGCAGCGGCAGAACCGTGCGTCGTGCAGATGAACTGCATATCGCCAACCTACAGACCGGCTTTTACGCTTTCCAGCGTGTGGACGGTAAAACCGTACTGCCCGAAGGCATCAAGCTGCTCAAGCAGCACGCTTAAGGAGGGCTGACTTATGGACTACAACGCAAAGAACTATACCGAACAAGGCGGCGAGAAAACCGTCATCGGCGGCACGCTCGAAATCTTGAATGGAGCCTCGGTAACGGGGCTTCCTATTGCGGAAAATCAGGCGGACAGTACCGCGACCGATGCCGCTGGTCTGGTTACGGACTTTAACGCCCTTCTCGCCAAGCTGAAAGCGGCGGGTTTGATGGCGGCGGACGAAGAATAACCCAAAGGAGGCGGATGGCATGACGACAGATAATCTTCTCCCCAAAGTTAAAGCGCACCTTATTTTGTCACACGACGAGGACGACGGTCTGCTGCTCGGCTATATTGCCGCCGCCGTCTCCTATGCCGAAAGTTACCAGCACGTTGCTAAGGGCTATTATGAGGAAACTTCCATGCCGCCCACCACAGAGCAAGCCGTGATTATGCTGTCGTCCTTCTTTTACGAAAGTCGGGACGGCAGCACAGCCGGCTTTTTTGGTGATAGCGTGCAGGCGGGTCAGCAGGTGTGGGAGACGGTCAATATGCTTCTTCGGCTTGACCGGGATTGGAAGGTGTGATGATGAGCTACGGCAAAATGAACACCTTTATTGATATCATCTCCACCGCCCCTGTAAAGGACGCGGACGGCTTTGTTACCAACGGTGACCATATTGTTGCTTCCGTCCGCGCATACAAAGAGGACCGCCACGGAAACGAACGGTGGGCAAACATGGCAGCGTTCAGCGAAGCGACCGCTCTTTTCCGCTTTCGTAAGATTCCCGGAACAGAGATAACAACCTCTCTGTTTATCATCTTCGGCGATGAACGGTACCGCATTGTCAGCGCGGAGGATGTTCGCGGGCGCGGGATGTATGTCGAGGTGCTCGCGGAAAAGCAGGAAGGGACGGTGAGGTAATGGCAAAAGCCCAAATTAAGATGCCAGAGGAATTCCTTTTAAAGGTTTCCCGGCTGGCTGACCAAACAGACGTAATAATACCCAAGGTGCTGGAAGCTGGTGGCGAGGTTGTTCTAACCAAAGTGAAGTCGAATCTTTCAAGCGTGGTCGGCAGCGACACAAAGGAAAAGAGCCGCTCCACAGGCGAATTGGAACGCTCCCTCGGACTCTCTCCCGCCAAGCAGAACCGGGATGGTAACTGGGATGTTAAAATCGGTTTTGCCGAGCCGCGCTCTGACGGAGACTCCAACGCCAAAATCGCCAACATTCTTGAATACGGTAAATCCGGCCAGCCGCCCAAGCCCTTCTTAAAGCCTGCAAGGACTCAGAGCAAAAGCGCCTGCATTGAAACCATGAAGTCAAAGCTGCAGGAGGAGGTCGACGGAATATGAGCATTTTAACAGAATTGAACACATTGCTTTCGCCTGTTCTCCCTGTGGAGACAGGCGTTTTTTCCGGCGTTCCTCCCGACGAATACCTTGTATTCACACCCATGACGGACGAATTTGCCCTGTTTGGAAATAACACACCGCTCTTCGATATTTCCGAAGTGCGGATTTCGCTGTTTTCTAAAGGCAACTACCTCCAGAGGAAAAGGCAGATAACAGCGCTGCTTCTGGGAGCAGAATTTACGATAACTGACCGCCGGTATATCGGCCATGAGGACGATACCGACTACCACCACTACGCCATTGATGTGGAAAAATCATACGAAACGGAGGAATAAATTATGGCGACAATCGGTCTAGATAAACTGTATTACTCAAAGATAACCGAGGACTCCAACGGCGAAGAAACCTACTCTACGCCTTTGGTGCTTGCCAAAGCCATCACTGCCGAACTCTCGGTGGAACTGGTGGAGGCAATATTATACGCTGACGACGGTGCCGCCGAAGTGGTGAAAGACTTCAACAGCGGTACGCTTACCCTCGGCGTTGACGACATCGGCCCCACGGCAGCGGCAGATCTGACCGGCGCATCCACGGACGATAACGGCGTACTGATCTCCGCCAGTGAAAATGTGGGGACGCCTGTCGCGGTAGGCTTCCGCGCGAAGAAAGCAAATGGTACCTACCGTTATTTCTGGCTTTACCGCATAAAATTCGGTCTGCCCGCGACCAATCTGCAGACCAAGGCAGACTCCATCACCTTTTCAACGCCGACTATTGAAGGGACGGTCATGCGCCGCAACAAACTGGACGCTTTTGGAAAACATCCGTGGAAGGCGGAGGTTACCGAAGGCGACGCCGGAGTCGCTTCCGCCACAATCACCGGTTGGTTCACCGAGGTTTACGAACCTGTCTATACACCGGAGCCGTAAGGAGGATGCAGAATGGATAACGTCATTTTTACAAATGCCGCCGAAAGAAGCGCCGCTATCAATATTGGTGGCAAGGAATATGAACTGGTGCTGACCACCCGAGCGACCAAGGCAATTGCGGGACGGTACGGCGGGTTGGAGAACCTTGGCGAGAAGCTGATGAAATCGGAAAATTTCGAGATGGCGCTGGATGAGATCGTGTGGCTCCTGACCCTGCTCGCTAATCAGTCTGTTTTAATTCATAACCTCAAAAACAAAGATACTCCGCAGGGGCTTCTGACAGAGGATGAGGTAGAACTTCTCACCTCGCCGCTTGATCTGGCGGCCTACAAAAACGCGATTACAGAGGCAATGTTCAAAGGCACCAAGCGTAACGTGGAAAGCGAGGACGAAACCTCCTTAAAAAACGCGCAAGTCGAGTAAACGGACTGTGTCAGCAAACTGATGCGGAAACCTTTACTCGACTTCTTTATTACGGAACGGTGCAGATGGGTATGGGCTCGGAGGAATTCTGGCTCATGCCCATCGGTCTGTTTCTGGATCTGTGGGCCTGCCACAAACAGTTTATCGGCATGGAAAAGCCAAAGAAAACCCGGACGATTGACGATATCATTCCGCCCGGAATCTAAGGGGGTGAGCACAAATGGCAGACAATTTCGGCCTGAAGATCGGCGTTGAGGGCGAGAAAGAATTTAAAAAGGCGCTTTCAGATATCAACCAGAGCTTCAAGGTTCTCGGTTCTGAAATGCAGTTGGTCACCAGCCAATTTGACAAAAACGACAAATCCGTGCAGTCGCTCACCTCCCGAAACGAAGTCTTAAACAAGGAAATCGACGCACAGAAAAGCAAGATTGAAACCCTGCGTGCCGCCCTGCAGAACGCCTCCGAATCCTTCGGTGAAAATGACCGCCGCACACAAAATTGGCAGATTCAACTGAATAAGGCTCAGGCGGAATTGAATGGCATGGAGCGTGAGCTGGCACAGTCAACGGACGCTGCCGATAACCTTGGCGACGAACTGAAGGATACCGCCGACGAAACTGAGAAATCCGGTTCGAAATTTGAAAAGCTGGGCGGTGTCCTCAAAGGCATTGGCATAACGATAGGCGCGGTAGCTGTTGCGGCTGGCGCGGCGGCAATCAAGCTGGGCAAAGAGGTCGTGCAGCAGTTCGGCGAGCTGGAACAGAATCTCGGAGGCTCGGAAGCGGTCTTCGGCGCATATGCCGCATCAATTCAAAAAACAGGCGAGGAAGCGTACAAAAATCTCGGTGTATCCCAGTCGGAATATCTGGCTACGGCTAACAAAATGGGCGCTCTGTTTCAGGGCTCCGGCATCGCACAGCAAAAGAGTCTGGAACTGACCGAAAAGGCCATGCAGCGTGCTGCAGATATGGCGTCAGTCATGGGCATCGATATGTCCACCGCCATGGAAGCTGTCACGGGCGCGGCGAAGGGCAACTTCACCATGATGGACAATTTGGGTGTTGCAATGAACGCGACCAGCATTCAGGCGTATGCCGCCTCCAAGGGTCTGGATTTCGTATGGAACAGCGCGAGTAATGCCGAAAAAGCCGAAGTTGCCATGCAGATGTTTTTTGAAAACACGGAACAGTACGCCGGCAACTTCGCAAGGGAATCTACGCAAACCATCAGTGGCTCTATCGGATTGCTGCAGGCAGCCCTATCTTCGTTTACGGCGGGGCTTGGCAACGCAGACGCGGATATGACGAATCTGACGCAGAACCTTGTGGACGCGTTCCAAGCTGTGGTAAAGAATGTCGTGCCGGTACTTGAAAACATTGTGGCGGCACTCCCGCAGGCAACGGGAGCAATTTTGCAGGCGGTCGGCGACCTCCTCCCTTTGTTGCTTGAAACGGCGACGAACATCTTCACGCAGGTGTTGAACACGATTCTGTCGCTCCTGCCTGAACTCATACCAGCAGCCGTAGACGCTGTAATGACAATAGTCGGAGCGCTGATTGACAGCCTTCCGCTCCTCGTCGATGCGGCGGTGCAATTGGTAACGGCTCTGGTCGGTGGCATCGGCACAGCTTTGCCAAAACTTATCCCAGCGGCAGTAAGCGCGGTCTCAACCATCGTTCAAGGCTTGGCGGATAATCTCCCCATGATTCTTGAAGCGGCGCTGCAGCTCATTCTTGGGCTTGCCCAGGGTCTACTGGATGCGATTCCGCAGTTAATTGCCGCTCTACCTGCGATCATTACCGCCATCGTTTCCTTTATCATCGCTGCGATACCACAGATTATCGACGCGGGCATTCAGCTGCTGACCTCGTTGGTTGAGGCGCTGCCTGTAATTATCGAGGCAATTGTGGAAGCCATACCGCAAATCATCGACGGGATTATTACGGCAGTTATTCAATCCATCCCGCTCATTATCGATGCGGGGGTGCGGCTCCTCATATCGCTGATTAAAAACCTACCCCTAATTATTACAACAGTGGTCAGGGCTATCCCGCAGATTGTCGGCAGTCTGGTGAATGCCATTGTTGGGAACATCGACAAGATCATCCTTGCGGGCGTTCAGCTGCTTGTTGCTTTGATTGCGAACCTGCCGAAAATCATCGTCGAGGTGGTCAAGGCAGTTCCGCAGATTATTACGGGGCTGGTGAAGGCATTTACCAGCTATATCGGACAGATGTCTCAGGTTGGCGGCAACCTCATCAAAGGGTTGTGGAAAGGCATCTCGGACGCGGGCACATGGCTGTGGAACAAAATCAGCAGCTTTTTTGGTGGGATTGTAAACCGCATCAAGGACTTCTTCGGCATTCACTCTCCCTCCACTCTTTTTGCCGGGCTTGGCAAAAACATGGGTGAAGGCATCGGTGTGGGCTTTGAGGATGCTATGTCCGCCGTTTCACGGGATATGCAGAATGCCATCCCCACACGCTTCGATTTCAGTACCGGCGGCATGTCAGGGCAAAGCGGAGCGCTCACCGGCACGAACATTACGCAGAACATATCCGTGGTGACACCGAAAGCACTGTCCGAAAAGGAACTGGCGAGAGAATTCAAGAACCTCTCGCGTAAGCTGGCGCTGGAATATTAAAGGAGGGACGGCTATGGAACTAACCTATATCAATGCAAATGGCAAAAGCATCACGCTCAAACAAGGCCGCCCGTATTTTCTTAAGAAGATAGACGGCACTGGCGACATTCGTCAGACCGTTAACACGTTCAAGGCACCGGATCAGGACGGCGCTTTTTACATCTCCTCAACACTGGATATGCGCAATATCACGCTGGAAGGCACAGTCGTTTCGGACACGCCTGATGAAGCCTATGCGCAAAGGCATAGCTTCCTTCAAATATTCAGCCCCAAGGTGAACGGGACGCTTCTGTACCGGGAGCGGCAAATTGCCTGCGTCGTAGAGGAAGCGGGCTTTACGGTTTCCACCCGGCAGCGGATACCCGGCTTTTTTGTCAGTTTGCTCTGCCCGTCTCCCTTCTTCGAGACACAGGATGAGGTTCGCGAGGAACTGGCATCGTGGATACCAATGTTCGAATTTGAACTGGAGCTGCCCGAAAGCGGCATGGAATTCGGAATGCGTCAGCCCAGCCAGATCATCACGGTAGACAACATCGGCGACGTTTCATGCGGCTGTGAAATTGTGTTCCGGGCGCTGGGTACAGTGACAAATCCGGAACTGCTGAATATGGACACGGGGGAATACATCCGGCTCCTCACGACAATGAGCATCGGGGATGAACTCCGGGTATACACGCATTTTGCCGGTAAGCGCGTGGTCAGTGTTGACGGCTCGACAGTAACAAACGCTTTCTCGCTATTGGATACCGGCTCGGCCTTCTTTCAGCTTGCCGCCGGGGTGAATACTTTGCGTTATGACGCTTCAGTCAATATGGAACTGCTGGAGGTCAGTATTTATTATCGGCCTCAGTTTCTGGGGGTGTGAGGATGGAATTGTATATTTATAATTCTGGCCGGGAGCTTACGGGCATTGTGGAATCCTTTGAATACCTGCGCTGGACGAGGCGTTACTCCCAATGCGGCTCCTTCGAACTGCGGGCCATCGCGACACCGGAAAATACCACGCTCCTGCAAGAAGGTAACTTTATCTGGAAGAACGACGATGAGGAAGCCGGAATCATTGAACATCTGGAAATGGTTCAGGCAGAGCAGGAAATCATGACGGCAAGCGGCCGTTTTGCAACCTCCTTTCTGTCTCGTCGCATTGTCTGGCAAACGGAGGTACTGTCCGGCGACCTTTCCGCCTGTGTGGAGCAGCTTTTAAATAATAACCTCATCAGTCCTACTGATACGGCGCGGCAAATCGACGGCATAGTCTTCTCGTCCCCGAACCTGAACGTACCCGTCAGCACCCAGATATCGTACCGGGGACTGATGGATGTAATAACGGAACTTTGCGGCGCTTCAGAGATCGGCATTAAGACCGTATTTACTCCGGCAACGCACCTCTTTACCGTAACACTGTATAAAGGTGCTGACTCCCAGGCAGTGTTCTCCAAGGAATATGAAAACCTGACAGAACAGAGCTATACGGAGAGTGCGACGGATTATGCCAACACCGCTCTCATCGGTGGCGAGGGTGAAGGCGAAGGCCGCACATTTGCCGCCATTACCAGCGGCTCCGGCGAGACCCGGCGAGAAATTTTCGTGGATGCCAAAGACCTGCAGGCGGCGGATTTTGGTACCGGTTATACCGACGCGCTGATCTTCCGGGGACAGAGCAAGCTGAGCGAGCAGGGAATCCTTTATTCGTTCGACACGTCGGTGAACTCTCACGGCAACTTAACCTACAAGACAGATTTTGACATTGGCCAGACTGTAAAAGTCATTTCCAAGGCGTGGGGCGTATCCATGACGACGCGCATCACTGAAATTGAAGAGACTTATGACGCGGACGGTCTGAGCATCAGTGTTGTGTTCGGAAAGGCCGAGTTAACAATCGCGCAGAAGATCCGCTCCGACATGAGCGAAATCAAAACGGCTCTGTCGGCTCCAACCGGGATAACCGAAGTAACGGAGGCACTGAACGCTGTGGAGGGAACGCTGGGAAATCTCTCGGAGGTGGACCCGGATATTCAGGGGGCAACCTTTACAGCTACCGTGAACAACTTATATGGAAAGCTGCCCGCGCTTGAAATAACCGTGGGTGCGGGCACGATATCGGTCGGGCAATATGCCCTGCATCATATGGAACCGGGAGATTCGTTGTATTTCACATCGTGGAGCGGCAACAAATTCAGCGACCAGCCGAGTGACGACGGTCATGTCTTTCTGGTAAAGCATAATGGTGACAATACGGGAAGCGGATACCAGCGGGCAATGGGTTTCTTTATATCCCGCAATACCATGACGTTTTATGTGGTTTCTCTTTTCGTTTACAACAATCCGTCCGTCGAGGCGAACTGGCTGAATATCAACAATGAGCCTATCACTACGACACGGATTGCAACCGGAGCGGTCACCGGAGTAAAGATTGCGGACCGCACCATTACCGCTGTCAAAATTGCGTCTGCGCTGACCGATTACTCCGCAACAGAACAAAACACCGGGCGACTATGGATAGACGGTAAGACCATTTACAGAAAAGAAATCAATCTCGGCTCTCTTCCGAATGCGGTGCCGGGAAGTGTAGCGCACGGTATATCCAATCTCAGCACGGTTGTGAGTTTATCAGGCTTCGCTACAAACGGGACGGTGTTCCTGCCGTTACCGCTTGCACGATACAACAACTTTGCTTCCCAGATTGGTCTCTACGCGGATACCACCAATATTATCGTCGAGCCCGGAAATGACCGAACCGCATATACGGGCTACGTGATAATTGAATATACAAAAACCAGCTAAACAAGGAGGAAACAGCGCATGGAGAAAAGCGGATTTTTTAACTCGTCGGATGGAGACAGAGTCTATGACGCGACGGATTTCGCGGCATATTTCGGAAGCCTTGTGTCGAACGGCGTATTCTACGCATCGGCGACGAACCTGCAGGCAACGCCCGGAAACGGGCTGGCGGTAAGCGTGGCAGCAGGCAGCGCTTGGATTAACGGATACCGGTATGAAAATACAGACGACCTCAACCTGCCGCTCACCACGGCAAACGGAAGCAATCCCCGAATTGACCGGATTGTGGTTCGTTTAAGCCAGGTCAGCCGAAGCATTCAGCTTGCCGTGGTTGACGGTACTCCGGCCGCGACGCCGTCAACTCCAGCGCTGACAAGGACCAGCGACATCTATGAACTTGGGATTGCCGACGTTCTAATACCGGCTGCCGCCACATCGATAGCCACAAACAACATTACCGATACCCGGCTGAATACCAGCCTTTGCGGGCTGGTCAATTCTCTTGTGACGGCAGTTTATGAATGAGGAGGTGAACGACGATGGCGGATATTTACGGCGTAACGCTACAGGCAGGTTCAAGCCCAACCGTCTATTACACCATTACCTATTCTAAGAGCCGACCGAACAATAGCCAGATGACCTATAACTTTACTATATCCGCAGCGCTGGGTTCGTCAGGTTCTTACATCCACAGCGGCTACGCCCTGCTCTGTACCATGACCGTAAACGGTTCATCTGCACAAGTGCGCATCAAGGCGGCGGACGGCGACGACTGGGATGGAACCACGCCTAGGCTCAGATATGTTTCGGTCACATGTGCTTCCACTACGGGAAACACCGCACAGGGCGTGCGCTTTCAGGTGGTGTCGGACGGACGGCTTCCTCTATCCTCCGGCGTAATTGATAACTCAAGCTACACCGTGTTAAGTTCAGCCCTTCTGACCACGGCCTGCGGAGCACCGACCTCCTGCTCGGTTAGTCCAATACTCGCGGAAGGAACCGTTACCCTTTCTTGGAGTGGAGCTTCCAGCGGCATAAACAATACGATTTCCAGTTATGAAATCCAGTACAGTGATTCCACTGACAATCTCACATGGGGAGCTTGGGCTGCACTGACAACGGTGACTACTACAGCTACAAGCGGCAGTGTATCAGTTGATCCGCCTTCGACGCGGGGCAATTACCGCAGGTTCCAGGTGCGGACGCGTGGTACGGCAGGAGCAAGTTATTACTCCGGCTGGAAAGTATCCACGAACTCCGTCCGCAGGAATACAGCACCGAGTCCGGCGACGTCAGCCGTTGCTTCTCCCGCTGAATACAGCAATGAGACGATAACGCTGACTTGGAGCGGAGCCTCTGGCGGCACCAGTCCGGTAAAGGGCTACCAGATTGCCAGCCGAACATCCTTGGACAACAGCACCTGGAGCACGTGGAATGTATTGGTCATTCTGACCCTGTCCGCCAGCGGTGGCAGCTACAACCCGGCTGTATCAAGCACGCCGGGGACCTATACGCAATTCGGCATCTGGACAATCGACACCTTTGATGTCTATTCTGTTGAGAAAATCAGTAACAGCATCTACTGCGACGTCACAGCTTGCGGAGCACCGACCGTCTGCTCGGTAAGCGCGGCATTAGCTGAAGGAAACGTCACCCTCTCGTGGAGCGGTGCAGCCAATGGCGCGGGCAACGCCATCACGTCCTATGAAATACAGTACAGCGACTCTCCCGACAACAGCAGCTGGGGCGATTGGACGGCTCTGACCACGGTGAGCACCTCGGCGACAAATGGCATCTTGAGTGTCAGCCCTCCGGCCACGAGGGGCAATTACCGCCGGTTTCGGATACGGACGCGCGGTGCCGCCGGTGAAAGCTTCTATTCCGACTGGACGGTGTCCAGCAATACTGTTCGCAGAAATACACTGCCAACGCCGCCGGCATCTTTTACCGCCGCACCCGCGATTTATGAAGGTGGCGTCGTAACGCTTACGTGGAGTGGAGCAGCTCCCGGAACCAGCGCCATCAAACAGTACGTCATCCAGCGTTCAACTTCTACGGATGGAACGAACTGGTCGGCATACGAAGCTCTTACAATAGTTGTTTCAAGCTCCACCTCTGGAACGTATACGGCGAACGCTTCCCAGATAGCCGGAACATATACTCGCTACCGTATCAGCGTAACCGATACCTTAGATGCGGTTTCCGCCTATGTAATCAGCGGGACGGTAAAGAAAAACAGCCCTCCGTCTGCTCCGGTAATCGTCTGCCCGCCGTCCGGCGGTTCCAGCTACAATACCACTCCGCGTTTTATGATTACAACGGGTGTCGAACCGGACGGCCAGTCGCAGATTGTGGAAGTAAAAATCGATACGGGTGTTTGGATCAACAGTGTGGATAATCCCGAGCGATTTTCCACGAGCGGATACCTTGGGAATGGCGTTAAAACAGTCTATCAGGCGGAAACGCTGGCGGCAGGAAGTCATTCTATTACCATCCGCTGCCTTGACAGCGATATCGAGTCGGCGAGTCCGGAGGTTGTCCGCACTTTTACAGTCCTGTCAACGCCATTCGAGACAATTACCGCGAACGAAACCCATGTGAAAGCGGTGCATATTCGGACACTCCGAACCGCTGTAAACATGGTACGAAGCTATTATGGCTTATCGCCCGCAACTTGGAGTGAGGACATTTCCGCTGGAAAGACTACGGTCAAAAACTGGCCGTTCCACATCACGGAACTTCGAAAAGCCATCGAGCCTGTCATTACGGCGGTCAACGGTTTCGATTTCTCATCTTCTTTTGATATCCCACCCGTAACTTGGCTGCCCATCGGAGCAGGGCGTCCAAAAGCGGATGTGATGCAGCAGATTCAGAATTTGATTTTAACACTTTAACACAGTATGGATGATGCGCCTTTGCGGATGCGGGGCGCATTTTTATATGCAAAACAAAAAGGAGGACTCCCAATGAAAGAAGTATGGAACTGGATTCAAGTATTGGTGGCAGCGGCTGGTGGCTTCTTCGGCTGGTTTTTCGGCGGCTTTGACGGCTTCTTGTATGCGCTGCTTGTGTTCGTAGTTGTGGACTACATCACCGGTGTCATGTGCGCCATCGCGGACAAAAAGCTGTCCAGCGAGGTCGGCTTCAAGGGCATCTGCAAGAAGGTGCTGATTTTTGTCATGGTGGGCGTCGCGCACATTATGGACATCTATCTCATCGGCAACGGCGAGGTTCTGCGTACCGCCGTCATCTTTTTCTACTGCTCCAACGAAGGCGTGTCCATGCTGGAGAACGCGGCGCATCTGGGACTGCCTATTCCCGAAAAACTCAAGGCAGCACTGGAGCAACTTCACGGGCGGAGCGACGATTCAGCAAAGCCGGGTGATGGAGCATGATTGATTTAACAAAAGCTGCGACAGTATTCATCGGTCGGCAGGGCGAGAACCATTTTCGCAATCTGGAGTTTGATGTCTCCAGCTTGCTTGGTGACGAATATCCCGGCGAGACGTTGACCGCCATTTACAAACGGCCGGACGGCGTCGCTTATCCCATAGTTACAAGCTATGCGGACGGCGTGCTGACCTGGTTGCCCGGTTCGACGGAAACCGAAATCGTCGGCGTGGGGCAGCTGGAAATCAGGGTTACCCATGAGGACGTTGTCGGGAAAAGCGCGCGGGTACTCACCATCGTGGAGGAGGCTCTTGCGGACGGAATAGTCGAACCGCCGGAGCCTCCCGCGCAGGAATGGCTGAATCAGGTGCTGACAGCTCTCGCCGCAATTGATGTGAATGACACCTACGCGCTGCTCAATCTCACGTACAACCTGTTAAATGATAACTATACTCTGCTCGGAACCGCGCATGACCAGATGGTGAGCATGCGTGACACGCTGTATACCCGCACCGGGATTATCCTCAATCATCTGCACCCGGTGGAGACTGCCTCGGCACCGGATATGGCAAGCCGTAGAGCGTCCATCACCTTTGCCGGAATATCGGCGGGCAGCAATATGGTGATTGATAGCGTAACCTATTTGTTTGTTGCGGTGCTGGGCAGTCCGGCAGCAAATACAGTGCAGGTACTGATTCAGAGCAATCTCAGCGACACGGTCAAAAAGCTTGCCGAAGCCATACGGGGCGTTCAGGATGCGGTAAACATTGCATATGGAAGTGGAACAAATCCGCACCCCACCTGTACAGGCTACTGGACAAAGCAGCGGTTTTCCATTGGGGACATTTCCGTTGCTCCCAGAGAAAGCCTGTTCCTGCTGGAAAAAGCAGAAGACGTCAATACTGCCATGACGCTGACCTCCACTGCCGCATCAACCATCAACGCTTTCATTCGGATGCCGCACCTGCGGTATGTCTTGTCGGGTAATGCTCTCGGCTCGGGTGGCACCAACAGCCTCAGAGGGCCTATGCATACCATTCTGCCCATTGGCAGCATTGTAATCGGCGGTCAGGACGATCCGCTTATCCCGGTGCCCTACGACTGCCATCTGGTCACCATATGCCGCCAATCGGATACCACCGAAAAGGAGCTGGACTTCTATATCTCAAACGACGAGCAGACCTTTACCCGGATTTCGAGAAGTACGCCACTCGGCGCGGATAGTTCCACAGAGGCCCAGCACGCTCAAATCGCTATGCGACAAAGCAGAGTGCCTGCCGGCTACGGGCTATACGCTCGCATTGGAAGCAACGGCACATCGACGACCGCTTACTGTGATCTGAAGTTTACCTACCATCTGTACCCGGCCGCGCTTGCGGCTTACATTTAAACTGTGAGGTGCTTTTTATGAATCTGCATAAACTCATTCTGACGAACAACGCCTGCTACAAGGCGGGCCGGACCATTACGCCGAAGGGCATCATGGTGCATTCCACCGGGGCGAACAATCCTAATTTGAAACGCTATGTCGGCCCGGATGACGGACTGCTTGGCAAAAACCAGTACAACAATCATTGGAACCAGAATACGCCGGACGGCCGTCAGGTATGCGTCCACGGTTTTATCGGTAAACTGGCTGATGGCTCCATCGCAACGTACCAGACCTTACCGTGGAATATGCGCGGCTGGCACTGCGGCAGCGGTGCAAAAGGCTCCGGTAATGATACACATATCGGCTTCGAAATCTGCGAGGACGGTCTAACCGATGCCTCGTATTTTTCTGCCGTTTACAAGGAAGCTGTCGAGCTTTGTGTATATCTCTGCAACCAGTATGGACTGACGGAAAAGGACATCATCTGCCACTCGGAGGGCGCGAAGCTGGGGATCGCCAGTAATCACGGCGATGTCATGCACTGGTTTCCGAAGTTTGGCAAGACCATGGATACCTTCCGCGCTGCGGTCAAGGCCGGGCTTGCCTCTTCTGCTCCCGCCGAGCCGACCACGCCGAAGAAATATTACCGTGTGCAGGTCGGCGCATATTCCGTTAAGGCAAACGCCGATGCTATGCTCAGCAAGGTCAAGGCAGCTGGCTTCACTGACGCTTTTGTCAAGTACAGCGAGTAACGATATAAACATTACAGTAATGCCTACTGGAGATTTTCTCTCTGGTAGGCATTATTTTTTTGCTCTTTTTTCGTCCAAACAGTCTGAAATCTTCCAGTGAGTTGTGAGGACAGAGGTTCTCAGACTGGAGGGAAAACACATGGCCAATATTACTGGCGTAATACCAGAAATCAATTATGAAAAGAAACCTATTCCGCAAGAGCAATTGCAGCGAGAAGTAGATTATATAAGAGCACAGCGGATACTCGATTTCATGCTCCAAAACGGACTTATTTCCTTGTCGGAATTCAACAAGATAACCTCATTAAACCGCAAATCTTTCTCACCGGCTCTGGCACAGATTATGCCCGAAAACCGTTGATATTACTGAACTTCAGAGGTAATATGTCACACTGACAAGGAGGTAAAAAGTTGAAAAAGGTAACGAAAATCACTGAAAATACGTCTGATTTTACAGAGCGTCCCAAACTGCGGGTTGCGGCTTACTGCCGTGTGTCCACCGAAAGTGACGATCAGCTGGTCAGTCTCGACACACAGATAAAGCACTACGAATCCTACATCAAATCAAATCCTGACTGGGATTTTGCCGGGCTTTATTATGACGAGGGCATCACCGGCACAAAAAAGGAAAAGCGGCCGGAGCTGCTTCGCATGATTGCCGACTGTGAGAATAAGAAAATTGATTTCATCGTAACAAAGTCCATTAGCCGGTTTGCAAGAAATACGACCGACTGTCTGGAACTGGTCAGAAAGCTGCTTGACCTCGGCATTTTCATTTACTTTGAGAAGGAAAATATCAACACCGGGTCAATGGAAAGTGAACTCATGCTGTCAATCCTGAGTGGACTGGCCGAAAGTGAGTCGGTCTCTATTGCGGAAAACAGCAAATGGTCGGTAAAGCGTAGGTTTCAAAATGGGACCTTCAAGATTTCCTATCCGCCCTACGGCTACGATACTGCTGATGGAAAGCTGGTCGTGAATGAAACACAGGCAGCTGTCGTCCGTTTTATCTTTTCTGAAATTCTTTCCGGCAATGGTACCGGCAAAATTGCAAATGAGCTGAACCGCCGCGATGTGCCATCCAAGAAAGGCGGTCGCTGGACGGCGACAACCATTCGCGGGATGGTCGGTAATGAAAAATACACCGGCGATGCCGTTTTTCAAAAGACCTATACCGATACGCACTTCAACCGACATTACAATTACGGCGAAAAGGACCAGTTTCTGATTAAAAATCATCATGATGCGATTATCAGCCATGAGGATTTCAATGCCGCGCAGGCTATCATCGACCAGCACGGCAAAGAAAAAGGCGTTGAAAAATATCAGGATAAGTACCAAAACCGATATCCGTTTTCAGGCAAAATCATCTGCGGTCAGTGCGGCGGCAAATTCAAACGTCGCATCCACTCCACCGGCAGGCATAATATCGCATGGTGCTGTACCAATCATATAGCGGACGCCAAGAAATGTTCCATGAAATACATCCCGGAGTCTCATTTTGAATATGCGTTTGTTACTATGATGAACAAACTCATATTCGGTCATCAAACCGTTTTGAGGCCCTTGTTAATGGGCCTTCGCGGTATCAACTCCGAAGATAGTGTGGCAAAGCTGCACGCCCTCGATAAAAAGCTCGAAGAAAACGCGGAACAGCGAAAGGTGCTGGTTACTCTACAGACTCGTGGCTACCTTGAGCCTGCCGTTTACAATAAGGGAAATAATGAACTTCTGCAAGAAGCCGAGCGCATACAGCGCCAGAGGGAATCTATAGCCCGCTTCATAAACAGCGACAATATAAACCTGCATGAGGTCAGTGAACTATTGCAATACGCCACAAAGGCGACGATGCTGAAGGGCTTTGACGGCGAACTGTTTACCCGCTTTGTGGAGCGAATTCTTGTGTATTCCCGAACAGAAATCGGGTTTGAATTAAAATGCGGCATTACGCTTAAAGAAAGGCTGGTGAGATAAATGAGCCACACACCCTATGGCTACCGGATTATAAACGGAAAAGCCGTGATTGATGAACAAGCCGCCGAGCAGGTAAAAAACCTGTTTCAGTCCTATCTGACCGGCGATTCATTGGCAACAGCAGCAAAGAAAGCTGATATTAATGCCTTTCATGCAGGCATCAGCAGGATGCTCCAGAATAAGCGCTATCTTGGTGACGAATATTATCCGGCGCTTATCGACTCGGACACATTTGCGGCTGCTGAAGCAGAACGTATCAGACGGGCAGAAAAACTCGGCCGAGTCCGAGAACCAAAAGTAAAAAAAGAGGTCGTCTATCCCACCTCCTTTCGCATCAGCGAAGGCACAGAACAGTTTGACGACCCATTCCAGCAGGCGGAATACGCCTACAGTCTGATAGAAACGGAGGTGAATGTAGATGGAAGTCAGTAAGAACGTAACCGTAATTCCGGCAAGGAAGCATACCCGAAAGAGCAAGGACGAAGAAAAACCGAAGCTCCAAGTTGCTGCCTACTGCCGTGTTTCCACAGACAGCGACGAGCAAGCGACCAGTTATGACGCGCAGATTGAACACTACACCGCTTACATTAACGGCCACCCAGACTGGGAATTGGCTGGAATCTATGCGGACGACGGCATCTCCGGCACCAATACAAAAAAGCGCGAGGAATTCAACCGCATGATTGACGAGTGCATGGCCGGTAATATCGATATGGTAATCACAAAGTCCATCAGCCGGTTTGCCCGAAATACACTGGACTGCCTGAAATATATCCGTCAGCTTAAGGACAAGAACATTCCGGTTTTCTTCGAAAAAGAAAATATCAACTCTATGGATTCCAAGGGTGAGGTCATGCTTACCATCATGGCGTCGCTTGCCCAGCAGGAGAGCCAGTCTTTGAGCCAAAATGTTAAACTGGGCCTGCAATACCGCTACCAGCAGGGCGAAATTCAAATAAACTGTGCTCGGTTCCTCGGTTATACAAAGGATGAGAATAAGCATCTTGTAATAGTGCCGGAAGAAGCTGAAATTGTAAAACGCATTTACCGGGAATACCTTGAGGGAGCCAGCATGCTCAAAATTGCCCGTGGTCTGGAAGCGGACGGTATTCTAAACGGTGCTGGTAATGAAAAATGGCATACCAGTAACGTAAACCAGATTTTGCGAAATGAGAAATACATCGGTGATGCTCTGCTGCAGAAAACCTATACCGTTGACTTCCTTACGAAAAAGCGGGTTAAAAATAACGGCCTTGTTCCACAATACTATGTTGAAAACAGCCATGAAGCCATCATCCCGCGTGAAATTTTCATGCAGGTGCAGGAGGAGCTTATCCGCCGCCGAATTGTCCACACCAGCCCGAATGGGAAAAACAGAACTTTCAGCAGCAACCACTGTTTCGCTCAGATGATTATCTGCGGTAACTGCGGCGAGGTGTTCCGTCGGGTACACTGGAATAACCGTGGCAAGAAATCTGTAGTATGGCGGTGTGTCAGCCGCTTGGAAAACACCGGACTGTTCTGCGATGCTCGCACGGTGCCGGAAAGCCAGATTGAGCAGGTGCTGGTTACCGCCATCAATCAAGCTTTGTGCGACAAGGACGCATTCCTGGTCACCCTTCAGAACAATATCGAGACGGTCATAATCCATGAGAACGACCAGACACTGGCCACTATCGACAAGCGGCTCGAGGAACTTCAAACCGAGCTTCTGAAGCTGGCCAGTTCCAAAGCCGACTACGAGGATGTCGCCGATGAGATTTACCGTCTGCGCGAGGAAAAGCAGAAAGTACAGCTGGAAAATGTCGGACGTGATGAACTGAAAAAACGCATCACCGATATGGGCGACTTCCTGCGAAAACAGCCCACCGCCATTACGGAATACGACGAGCCGCTTGTCCGGCGGCTGATTGAAAAAGTCACCGTCTACGAGGACAAATTTACTGTTGAATTCAAGTCCGGTGTGACGGTAGATGTAAGTAAATAAGCTAAAAACGAACGAGGCACTCTACGCGAATTTGAACGTAGGGTGCCTTGCTCATATTGTTGTATATTCAGATGACCATTAACTCGGAATGTGTACTACTATATGATAAAGTTTTGTAACAATATTGTTGCGCATTAATTCGGTTACTGCCATCTTTAATTCGGAATATTGGTTGTATTTCGGTATTTCAAATTTTACCAATTCGAATGGATAGATATATGATTGAACAAAAAGTACATACTTATCCCAAAACGTTAGAAAATCTGTCGTTTTAACATATGAGACAATAAAATTGCATTTATAGCCTAATGCATCATACCGATATATCTTGTCGATGTGTAAAGAAATGTATGATTCATTAACACTTGACAAATTTAACGCTTCTATTATTGAAAAGGGGCGGTTATCTTTTCTGACTAAAATGTCAACTTCTCCTGCGTCCTTACCTCCACTTGATGTCCCTAGCCTAGTTTGGTCTCTATTACCCAAATATCCCATAGTATCAAGCAAATCACGAATATAGTCATTTCGATGGTTCTCAGGTGAATCTTTATATGTAAAATTTGCTTGTAATTTTTCACAACAAAAAATCAAATCTTGTAAAAGAGTGGCTTCACGCACTTCCTTATTTATGAGTTTTATGGGTTCGCTCGGATTTCGATTCAATTCTTCAAATTGTTCTCGTAAATCTTTAGGCATGAGGTCCTGATAATCATTCAGGTCTACATCAGGAAATAGCATTTTAAATCGTTCTGGATTTCTTAAATATATTATTACCATTCTTTCTAAGCTACCAGGCAAAAAGTCATGATCTGCGAAAAGAATGTAATAGTATTCTTCAAAATCAGTAATTGCATTTAAAACATAATTATCTCCTTCTTCAGTAGTATATGTATGTTGAATTTTATCCACTAAATTACTATCAAGCTTATTCTCAAGAAGATCATCAGGATTGTCAGTACAATCATCCCACCACTGAAGTATCACATAAAGTAAAAATTCATACTTTGGTTTAACATATTCCCTAATTACATCAGAACGGATTATATCATATAAATCATAAACCATCCTCTTCCATGTAGCGTTATCAATTCTTAGGTTATTGTAAGGCAAAAAATCCTCTGGTGTAAAATCATTGTTATCTTCTAGAAAATCCAACAATACTCGGATGATGCATTCAACATTCTTGTTTACATATTTTGTTATGCTTCTTTCGAGGTCTGTTAAAGAAGTATAGTCAAACAAATCTAAAGATAACAAATAATCACCCACCTTCAACAACTGCAATAATATCATTGATATTTATCGTTTTAACCCCTGACAATCTTCCAACATCCATCATCCAACCTGACCACACAGCCCAGCCAAAATAGAAAAACATCTAAATCGACCACACGCGAACCACTGACATCTAACCTGACCACACGCCAAACTATGACATCTAAATCGCTCTGTCACGCCTAAAATCATGCCTTCTGACTTGTTCCCACGAAGCGATATTTACACAATTTTAGTACATCAAATTTTTGTTTTCAAACCCCGAAAAGCCCTTATTTACTGGACTTTTTACACACTCG